GAGGATAATAAGTAATATACTTGACTATTAAAGAATTAGGCGGTATGCTTTTCAATATTAATGGCTTACCGCCTATTTCATATAAAGAAAGTACGTGCATATTGCTCGATAAATGTGCGGAATGAGCCGAAAATATTTACTAAAAGTTGTACAAAAATCAAAGGCGTGTTTACAACGTGTTTACAAATTCTTTTTGCTATATGTCAGTAAGTTATAAAGGGGTGTTTACAATGTTGGTAAATTAGATCTATTCCACATTGGAACACAGATAAGTGGGTAAGATTTGAAAATATATTATAAAACAAACTGTTATGGCTAATTTTAAGGCAGTAGTAAGGACAGCACGAGCCGATGGATTTTATCAGGTGTATATCCGTGTGACGCATCACAGGGCGGTGGGTTACATCAAGACGGACAAAGTGGTAACGAAGAATGAGCTTACCAAGAATGGGGATATCAAAGACCCATTCGTGTTGCAGTATTGTACGAAACGCATCTTGGAGTACAACGACCTGCTAAACAAGAAAGACATCGGGAATTGGACGGCAAAGGAGGTTGTGAACTACCTCGTGAGCGGTAATGATGACATCTGTTTCTCTGATTATGCCCGGAAGGTACATATCCCCCGGATGATTGACAACGGGCAGGAACGCAACGCAAAGAACTACCGACTTGCACTGCAACATTTGGAACGGTTTATGGGAACAAACAAAATTATGTTTTCACACCTTACCTCGGCGACAATGAACAAATGGATTAAATCCCTCGAACAGACTCACAGGGCAAAGGAGATGTATCCTATCTGTATGCGGCAGGTGTTCAAAGCAGCACAGTTGGAGTACAACGACTATGATACAGGGCTTATCCGTATCAAGACCAATCCGTGGGTTAAAGTGGAGATACCGTCGGCAGACAAAGCGGAGAAACTTGCCATTACTCCCGAAGCGTGCCGGGCATTCTTCTCGTTCCCCATACCCGACAGCAAGATGAAGTTCCCATTGACGGAGTTCGGACGTGATATTGCTATGATGGTGTTGTGCCTTGCAGGTATCAACACGGTGGATCTGTATAATCTTCGCAAGAAAGACTATGAGAACGGCATCATTCGTTACCAACGTGCCAAAACACGCAAGAGTAGAACGGACGGTGCGTATATGGAAATGCGTGTTCCGGCAATCATTCAACCGCTGTTTGATAAATACCTCGACACGACAGATGATGAACGCCTGTTCAACTTCTATCAGCGTATGAGTACATCGGATAGCTTCAATGCGAATGCCAACAGCGGCATCAAGCAGCTTTGCAAGGCAATGGAACTGCCGAAAGAGGATTGGTATTCGGTGTACACGTTCCGCCATACGTGGGGTACGGTGGCACAGAACGATGTGCGTGCCTCCATATCGGACGTTGCGTTTGCGATGAACCATAGTAGCGGACACAAGATAACACGAGGCTACATCAAGATTGACTACTCTCCTGCCTGGGAGTTGAACGACAAGGTTATCGACTTCATATTCTTTTCGGGCAAGTCATCGTGTAGGGAACAGAAGCAGGAGGATACTCATTTCAGATTGTCATATCGCTTTATGGTGAATGCGGCAGCTTACCACAATGGGCAGAACGTGGCAGAACTGACAGACGTTGGTTTCAACAACGTGGACGAAGTGATTGCCCGGCTTGTTACAATGCTGCCTGATGATATTCCCGACCGATCAATCGTGATGTTCAAAATCGTCAATCTCGACAAAAACCAAACGGTGGTGTATCAACGGCAGAAGGGAAAGGGGTTTTAACCCCTACTCAAATCGACATGAAGATATCCGTTGCTGATGTTCGCCAATGTTTGGACTTCTGCAAATGTGAGATTGTCTCCGACTACGAGCGTAATCATTGTTTCGGAAGACGCTGCCAACCGTGCGATGTCTGATAATTCGGAGAACCGATAATTGTCGGATTGTAATTTTACAGGTATACTGTTGCGCAAAAGTGTTTTGATATTTTCCGCTGACTTTTTCATTGGGGGGGGTTATGTTTTCTGCAAAAGTAACGGGTGGGAGTTTTCCTGCCCATTTATCTTTTTACGACCGAAGCCTGCAAGGAGATATTCTCTTTGTGGGCTTTCTCTTTTCTTTTTGGCGCAACTTTTTCTTTTTTCCATTAAAAACCTCTCTTAAAATTTTTCCCTCGCGCGTGCGCGCGGATGATGGAGGTGTAGATATATACTTTACTTTAGGGCAAACTTCCGGAATGATTCCCGAATAATCGCCCAAACTTCCCGAATATTTACGGAAAAATATACCATTATTCCAGAATATTTATGGAAGAATGAAACAAACTTCCCGAATGATGTCAAATAATTCATACAAAAAATAGCGGTGTTCATTGCTGACACCGCTACAAACAAACTGCAATATTTATTCTCATTATGAGGTGCTACCTCCGCATCTAAAATAGATGAGTTTAGATAAATTATTCTTCCTCATCGGATAGTTCGAGTAATTGGTCTTCGATAGTCTTTTTGGTTTGTATCGCTAAATCGAGAGAAACGGTTTGCGGTTTGGAAATACAGAACTCGCACAGCTTTATCCATACCTTTACCCTGTCGCCCGGTTCGAGCGATGCAATATCTTTCAAAACTTGGTCATACATTTCAGCGGAGAGATTGTTCAGAATATCCCTCGTGACTTTGGTAGCCTTATTAGGCGTACCGGCTTGTCTCCCTCCTGTCTTCCTCCCTTTTGCCATTCCGATCGTAAAAAGATAAAACGATACTCCAAAGGTATGCGATTAGTTTTGCATCAACAGTATAACTTTTAACAATTCAATTCACGATGGGACTTATTGGAAGTGCAATCGGTGCGGCAGGAGCTATCTTCGGTGGTGTCTCCGCATCGAAAGCAATGAAAGAAGCAAAGCGTAACGTTGAGGCACAGCGGAAGAAAAACCAAGATTGGTATGACCAGCGCTACAACGAAGATGCAACACAACGTGCCGATGCTCAACGTATCCTTACGCAAACCGAAGAGAGTATCAAACAGCGAAACAGGGCGGCGGCAGGTTCGGCTGCCGTAATGGGTGGCACAGATGAAAGTGTGGCGGCGGCAAAAGCGGCCAATAACGAGGCTCTCACTGATGCTACTTCGCAGATTGCAGCACGGGCTGACGCACGCAAAGACAATATCGAGGCCACCTATCTGGCGAATGACAATGCCTATATGGAACAACTTAATGCCATTGAGCAGGGTAAAGCACAAGCAATCGGTCAAGCCGTGCAGGGTGTAACAAATGCGGCAGGAAATATGGATTTCGGAAACGTGAAAATAGGCGGAAAGAAGGTTGGTTTATAGTCATGGCAACATTAGATGAAATTTTAGGCGGTGGTTCTCACGATAGTAGAGGACACGCACCGAAAGGCTATCAGGAGCGGACGGAGCAAGATTCGGGAGATAATACGTCCGCCTCTTCTCCCCCGACGGCACCGCCGAGGGCAGGTGGCGGCGGTTCTTCGGCCGGTACAAGTGGTGGTTATGAGGAACTATATAAGAAACTCAACCCCTACAAACCCCCAACGGATGAGGAGATTGCCAAAGAAAAGAAGAAACAGACGCGTGAACAAATCTTCGCCGCAATAAGTGATGGTGTAACAGCTCTTGCCAACCTTTATTTCACTACGCAGTACGCACCGAATATGTATAACGGAAAGAACACTCTTTCCGGGAGGAACAAGGTGCGTTACGACAAGTTGATGAAAGATCGTGAAGAACAGGCCAAGGCTTATTTCGGCGGCCTGATGAAAGCGAGACAGGCTGACGAAGCCAACGCACACCGTGAACGCTCTTGGCAGAGACAACTCGGGCTTGACCAAGATGTACGAGACCGCTACAACAGCGAACAGGAATACAAGAAAGGCCGGGACAAAGAAGCAGACAGACGATGGAAAATAACCTTTGATGAGGATAAACGCCGTTCTGACCGCCAGCACGATTACCAAGTCAAACAGCACAATGACAATATCGCTATACGCCATGAACAGGCAAGGGCAACGGCAGCACGTGGCGTTCGTGGCAAGCAACTCGGCTTTGCTGACGGCAACGGCAATCAAGTGAGCATCTATGAAAACGTGTGGAAAGGCTCGATGCAACAGGTTTATGATGCTATGCTTGCAGACCTCGCCCCAACCGATGAAACCGAACGCAGACGTTGGGAGCGCGAAATGAGGAGGCTCGACACTCCGCAGAAGAAAGAGGACTATGTGAAGCAGAATTGGCACAAGTCGCCAAGAGCCTCACAGATTATGCTCACTCTCTCTGGTATTGACCCTGCCACTATGACCTCGGAATTGAATGATGAAGTCGTAGACTATGTTCCCGGTGGCAGTGATGACGAAGTGATTGATTATATACCCGGTAAAAACAAATAACCATGCCTATATTTGAGTATAACGGAAAGAAATACAATGTGCGAGATGAGCACATAGACAGTTTTATGCAAGACTTTCCCGATGCTTCAACGATTATGGAGCGTGAGGGCAAGAAGTACCGTGTAAGGTCAGCAGACTACAAAACGTTTATATCGGAACAATCCCAACCGATCGGACAACCTGCCGCACCTACTACAGCGGAAACTCTCGAAGTGCCAATAACGCCTCCGGCTGATGAAACACCTCTGTCAGAACAGGATAAAATGCGGATGAGTGCAGGTATTGAGCAGATGAAACGCCGTACACGCCAAATTATGGACGATGCCAACGAGCGTATAGATACCATGCAAGAGTACCGCGAGAACGCATCATTGGGCGGAGGACAAACCGCAGAGGGGCGTATGATGTTCAACCCGGAGAGCGGAAAGTTCGAGAAAACCTATCTCACCCCTCTTGGCAACCGTTACACAAACAAGGGACTTGCCGATATGGTGAGTTTCAGATACAGACAAGCGGCTGATATGTCCGTCAGTGGGCAGTTGCGCCGTGCAAGGCTGAAACTTGCCGAATTGAAAGACAAGCGAGATCGGCGGGCAAGTGAAGTTCTCGATGAGACGACAGAGTTCAACAACACTAAACTCACAGGGTTTGGTCGTGCGCTTATAGGAGGACAGATGTATGTCGGTATGCAACAGGGCGACAAAACAAACAATGCTTTGGACGTTGCTATCCGCCAGACAGAGGAACTTATCAAAGACCTCGAAGAACAGCAAGACCGTGAGCAAGGTGTTGATGTAGGATTTTGGCGTGGTTTCGGTCGTATTGCAGGAGATTTCCGCACGTGGGATTTCGGTATGAGCGATCTAAGCGATGCTATGACAATGATGAATGCCGACCGACTTATTGATGAGAATGCCACCGAGGGAGAGCGTGCCGCTTACAATGAAATGATGGGCGCACTCTACAACAAAGAACAGGCGGAGCAAATGTATGGCGGTAATGCAAGCTTTTGGAACAGAGCCGGTGTAATGACCGGTCATATGCCGTCTTTTATGCTCGACTTTGTCATTACAGGCGGTGGATTCAAGGGGATCAATCTCCTTACCAAAGTCGGAACGAAAGCTGCTACAAAAGTGGTCGGCAAAGATGTGTTGGAGCAGATAGCAGAACAGGGCTTCAAGACCTATGTCAAGAACAATGGCGTGAAAGGTTTGGGACAGTATACCACCAATTGGACTATCAAGGCACTCGGAACGACCGCAGATGATTTGCTCGTGCGTGCGCCGCTTATGACCAACACCGTGCAATTCGGCAAGACTACATCGGACATCATCGACCGCAAACTCGGTGATGTTGTAGTGAACGAGGACGGTACATACGATTTCAACAATGATAAAACTTTGGGAAGTGCCATCTGGCAGGGTGAGGCCAATGCTATCATTGAGAACTATTCAGAAATGTTCGGCGCTCATCTCGACCAGATTGTAACTCTCGGCAATATGAGCAAACTTGCCAACGTGGTAGGTGCTAAACGTATAGGGGCAGTACTTTCTAAGGCTGATGCAGGTGCGTTGAGCGACATCATGGGGCAGACACACCGACTGTTCAACAAAATGGGTGTGAGCGACTATTTTGGCGAGGTAACAGAGGAATACTACGGCCAGATGTGGCGTACCATGCTCAATCTTGACGATGCTTATCAGCCTTTGTTTGATGAAAACGGCAATCCTGTTTATAAGAAGGACAGGGATGGCAATCTGGTTCTTGACAAGGACGGGAAGCCTGTGCAGGAGCGTGTGAATAATTTAAGCCTTGATGCCCCGGGGCATTTCCACGGTGATATTTGGGGCGGTATGGCTCTTTCTATGGGCTTGATGGGTGCAGGTAAGCACGCCCTTACAGGCGCACAATATGTGTCTATGAAGCACGGTGTAAACAAGGCTGATGCTCACGCCACCGAATTGCTTGGCAAAGAGGTGTGGGAGCCGTTGAGGGCAACAATCGACCTCACAACCAACGATGATATTGGAAGTGTTGCAGAAGGTATTGTAAACGATAAGGACTTTACAGACGATGAGAGAGCTGCTGTCCTCACCTATATGGAGCGTTCATTGATGATGAGGGGCTTTAATCTCGGAACACTCGCACAGAAACGAGGCGGCGAACAAGATGAAGATGCACAGGCAATGGACGAAAGCTACATCGATGGCTACAATATCGGCACACCACAAGAGATGACCGATGCCAAAAATATGTATGAGTATCAACGTCAACAAATGATGCAAATCGTAGGCACAAACGAAGAGGCATTGAATGGCGATGTCATTGATTGGTTGAGTGAAGCTCGGAATGCACGCAATAACGGCAACAAGGAAAGAGCGAATACCATCATTGACTACCTCAATGCCAAACAAGTGTATGACGGCATGATACAGCGCGTGCGTGATGATATTGACGGACGTATTGACCAGAGCAACGCAATGGTTGATGCTCGTACCAACCGTACAACAGGTATGATACAGGGCGCAACAATGAAGCAGGACGACCGCCGTGTATATGTTGTTGCCGGAAACCTTGTGCCGTATGCAGACGGTAGCGGTATAGACAACAATGCTTCGGACGGTAGTATCATTGTCCGTGATGCAGAGACTGGCGCACTTGAACAGGTGTCGCCCGATGCTGTATTGAACATTGATAAGCCCCTCAATCCAACTGATGAGAGAATGACGGCGGCAGAGGCTATCCGTCAGCAGTACGCACAGGAAGCCGCCGACAAGATTGACGGTGTTGTTACATTCAACCCCGGCGACACATACACTATTACAGGCGATGATGCACAGATACAGGTGCAGGTAGTTGCCAACGAGGAGGGCATTGTTGATAATGGGGACGGAACTGTAAATGTGTCGGACGGAACTAACATTTTTCCCTTGGCCAAGGAGACCATACAACAGCAGGTCGAGGAGGCTAATTTGGCACGTGTGGCACATTTTGAACAGCAGAGAGCCGTCCAAAATGCCGAGCGGAATCAGAGAATGCAAGATGTTGACAGGCCTCAGTACGCCAAAGATAACCTTTTGACAATTCGAGGTGAAAATGGAAATATTATTCGTGGTAATATTGTATCCAATGCAAATGAAGATGAACAATATGAAGTTTATACCGAAGTACCTATCAACGGCAAGAAGGTTAGCCTGTTCAGCCGTGAGGAACTTGACAGCATGGTGGAGAGCATGTCGGATGAAGACGGAAATCTGATATGGCAACGACAGCCGGAAGAGAAAGTTGGTAACAATGATGCGGAAAATATTCCCGAAAATGGCAACAATACACCTCAAAATATTGGCTCTGCCGATTTGACAATTCCTGCCATACAGAGAATACCAAAGGATGAGCAGGGAAATCCACTATATGAGCAAACGGACAGCGATACCGCTTGGGATGCCATTGTGGAGCAGACCGAGGGCGATGAGATTATGGCACAGACCGTAGCCGATGGAATGGTAGCCGACAAGGATGCGGCTTTGAAGAAGTTGGAGAAAGCCAAGTCGAAAGGCGGTGTTTCCATAGCCGAGAAGATTGCCGCAGAGAAAGAACGCAAGTCAGCGATTGATGCAGCCAAAGAGGAACTTGCCATTTGGCAGAAGATAGCCGGTACTGCCAACCGCAGAAAAATGGAAGCCGAGGCAGAACGTAGACGTATTGCCGATGAAGCGGCAGCACTCCGTAAGGTAGAGGAAGACAAGTTGCGTGCAGAACGTGAGGAGGCGGAACGCATCGAGCGTGAAGCCCTTAACGGTGTTCCCGATATGGTGGACGATACACCACAAAATGCACGGGCAAGAGGTTACAGACGTGTGAGCGGACACAAAATTGACCGTCAAGAGCCTTTACAGGCATTACAGGGCAAGGAAGTTTCTGTGCGTTTCAGCGATGATGCCATTGTGGGTGGTCATGCAACCGTGATTGATGCAACGCAATTACAGCCAAGCCACATTCAAGGTATGCGCAATCCTCTCCACTTCATTGATGAGGCACAGCCAAAAGAGCGTAACGATGAAGCAAGTGTAATGTCAGCACGTAAGATTGCCGGGAACATTCGCCCCGAAGAAATTACATCTTCCGTCACTGCCTATACAGGTGCACCTACCGTGAACACACGAGGCGAAGCCATACAGGGCAACAACCGAAGCGATGCACTCCGTCTGATGTGGGAGAGCTACAAAGACCAAGCAGCACAATACAAACAATATCTGAAAGACCACGCAGACGAATTTGGTTTGCGCGCTGAGGATATTGATGCTATGGAACGTCCTGTTCTCGTGAATATGCTTGATGTGGACGATGCAGAGGCTATTCATCTCGGACAGTTTGTGGCACAGGATACCGAAAGCGGAGGAACAGAGCGTATCAAGCCAAAGAATGTCATGCAGAAAATGGGTAACGATATGCGTTCTTTCGCCAATCTGTTACTTGCATCAAGTGATGAGGAAACCTCATTCGCAGGACTTGTGGACAACAACGGCGTTGGGGTGTTGAAGTGGATGAGACAAAAGGGTTACATCACCCCGACACAGTACAAAAGCGCATTTGACAGCAAGGGCAACCTTACAGCCGAAGCCAAGAACGATTTGCGGGGGATTATGTACCAGAGCATTTTCAAAGGCGGCGGCACCCGGCTTGAAGAAATGTTCAACACTCTACCTGCAAAGGCTCAAAAGGCAATCCTTGCAACGGCATACCGTGATTATGACAGTCCGAGTGCAGAACGTATGATCGGGGAGATACAGAACTCAATCCGTGCCTACTATGCCCTATCGCAAAGTGCCGGCTTTGCAGGAGCCAAAACTTTGGGAGATGCACGTTTGGCGGTTGAGGCTTGGAAAATTCAGTACCAAATTGATGATGTTACGGGAGAAAGTTATCTCCCTGCCGAGAATTTCAGTAACTTTGCTTTGCATTTGGCAACGATGTACAAGGGCGAGAACCAAAGCATCATTCAAGGTACATTCAACAAACTCTATGACCTTATTCAAGGCACACAGGAGGCAAACCTGTTTGAGCAGCCGGACAACACCCCTCTCACGCTTGCACAGGCTATTTACGAAACATTAAACATTACCTACGATGGACAACAGCGAAGCGATGTATTGGTTGGCAATAGTTCAGCAAGCCAACGAGGGCAGCAAGGAAGCCATGGAGATGCTGCGACAGGAGAACGAATTGAGAGTGGAGAGCGGACAGCCGACCGTGCAGAAAGCATTGAAGCAGAAAGCCGATCAGGCGGCGAAGCCGTACATCAATCCCGACCCAGTACCTACGATGGGCAACGGCGAAGTACTGTATTGGGCGAAGATAATTTACCAAGCCGACAGGGGCAACAGGGAAGCCCAAGAGATGCTGCGACGGGAGGACGAATTGAGAGTGGAGAGCGGGCGGCCGACCTTGAAGGAGGCATTGAAACGGAAAGCTTGGCAGGCGGCGCATCCGTACATCAACCCCGACCCGGACGAAAAGGACTTGGACAAAATCCTGATGGAGGACGGGAAGCAGACCGCCCGGGAGTGGCTGATGACACAACCCGAAAAGTATTGGGAAATAGCAACCGAGGCGATCTACGAGTGTTTGAAGAGGGGTTGGACGCTTCATATAGGTCATATTCAGATGATAGCGAGAGAACTCGACGCGCAGCGGAATCCGAAAGGCTGGTAAACATCGCCAAACGGAACGGGTTGTTTATTCCTGCCGAGGCCGCCGGGGATTTGGCAAGCAAAGTATCAAAGCGCACAGGTGAGAGTGTCGTTTACATCAACAAAGAGGCAGGCAAGGTTACAAAGGTTAAAGACCCATACGCCAAGTCTGCCATGAAAAGCGGTGTCCAGCCCGAAGATGCCGCCTTTGAACACCTTGTGCATAATCTCCTATTTCCCGAAACCGCCTACACATTGGAAGGTATCAGCGAGGAAATGGGCGATGTTCGCATTGTTCTGTCGCAGAACCTCATTCAAAACTATAACCGACCCACAAAGGAACAGATTGCGGAGGCACTTTCCGCACGTGGATTGTTTCCGGAAGACAGCTACTCTTTCGGTAATGAACTTGTATCTGTAACCGATGTAGAGGGCGACAACGTATTGTTGGGCGAAGATGGTAGGGTGTACTTCATTGACCCGGTTATCCGCTTCAAGAAACCTTTGCGTGAGATTATCGCGACACTTGGCGGTGCAGAAAAGCAAACTCCGTCCATTGGAGCGCAGGTGCAAGCTGCCGAAGCGGAAGTGGACACCAAGCCTACCGAAAAGCAGAAAGAGGCAGGTAACTACAAGAAAGGACACGTACAGATTGGCGCATTCAATGTAACCATAGAACAGCCGAAAGGTTCTGTACGCAATGGCGTGGATAAGGGCGGCAAGAAATGGAAGATTGAAATGCAGAACACCTACGGTTACATTCGTGGCACGGAGGGTGTGGACGGCGACCATATTGACGTATTCCTGTCTGATAACATTGACGGTTGGAATGGAAGCAAGGTTTTCGTAATTGATCAATACAACGAGGATGGTAGTTTTGATGAACACAAGGTAATGCTTGGCTTCAACGATATAGATGAAGCCAATGCCGCTTATTTGAACAACTATGAAAAAGGTTGGGCTGACAAACACAAAATTGTTATTCGCCCGGCTCTCATTGAGGACTTCGAGAGGTGGATAGCTTCATCGCATCGCAAGACCAAGCCATTTGCAGAATATAAGTCTATGCAGGTTAAGGCAAAGCGTGAAGCAAACGCACGCCTTGAAGAACTCAAGACACGAATTGAAGAGTTGTATAAGGAACAGGAAACCGCACACAATCGCAGTGACATCTTTGAGGAAGCACGTACCATTGCCGAAATAAATGAATTGTTTGCCGAACAACGGAAATTAGAGGCAGAAATCCAACCCCAACAACAGACCGTTGACAAACAGAAAACAGATGATCCCTACACCATTGCTCCGGCACAGTACACCACCAAGAAAGGTAAAGTGCTTGATATGCATCTTGTAAAGTTTGCAGGGACATTATCAAAAGAGCAGCAGAGAGCCGCCAAAGAAATTGCCAAAGCAGAAAAGGGTTGGTATGATTTCAAACAAGGCGGTTTTATGATGCGTAACGAGGAAAGTGCCCGTCAATTGGCAAATACAATCTTGGGTAATGAAGATGCCGTGAGCGATGCACAACCTATATCTCTCGCCGATACCCGCAAAGTTGTAGAGCCCGGGCAATCTATAAATCCAAGCGGCAACCGCCTTGTTACCGATGAGCGTTACGCAGAACTGCGTGAGCGCATGCGTAAGAAGTTGGGACAAATGAACTCCGGTGTAGACCCCGAAACACTTGCCATAGGTATTGAAATGGCAGTTTATCATTTGGAAAAAGGCGCGCACAAGTTTACCGAGTATGCAAAGGCCATGATTGCGGACTTGGGCGATGCCGTACGCCCTTACCTCAAAGCGTTCTACAATGGAGCGAGAGACCTGCCGGAAGTTGAGGGCAGCGGTTTGTCTGTTGATATGACTTCTTATGACGAGGTTCGCATATTTGATGTGGCCAACTTCGACAAAGAAAGTACAGATCCGTTTGCCACTGCTGAAACGGTCGTTGCAGAACAGACTATACAGGAACAGGCAGATGGGGTGAAACAGGAAATCATAAATCATCGTAATAACGAAAGGAGAAAAGAAAATGAACAAACGACAACAGATACAAAAGCTATTGCAAGCCAAGCAGAGACTACTGCAAGCAAGGCAGAAAGCGACATTGAAACTGCGACAACTGAACAACAAGTAAATGAAGAGATAACCCGCATTGACGACCAGCTCGAAAAAGTAAACCAGCAGCTTGCCCTATTGGGCTATTATGAAGCTGACATTGACGAAAGTCAATTCGACGAAAGTTACGGATATATGCGTAGTGCGGAGAAGAAAGCCGTAAAAGATGCAAATGCACTTGCTAAACGACTGATAAAGGATTTGGGTATTGACCCGACAACCATTGTTGATAAGAAAGGCAAGAAACGCAAGGTTCTCGCACAAGCGAACATTGCCCCGGCAGGAGGGAATGTGTATATACGTCTTCCACTAACGGTAGAGAGGGATTTGTATATCAGCGTGGATTTAGAGCCGGACTATGAGAGCGGCTATCGGGACAACTTATTTATCGACCACATAATTTTACGTATCGAAAACTCAACAGGAAAAGGTGAACGATATATAGGCCGCAACGCATGGGTTAAGCCCGACGCAACCTATTCCGACATGTTGAACGAGATACGTACCGAGATTATCCGGTACGTACCCAGATTTAATTTGCCTGAAACGCAATCCGTTTCCCTCGTAGGACAAAAGCAAAAGAAAACAAAGAAAAGCACGAAAAAATCTGTATCTTCGCAATCATCAGGCTCTATCTTTGATGGACTGTTTGAAGATGCGGAGGAGGAATTTCCGAAAGCTACCGATGTTACGCAGGAAACGTTCAAAGCGGGCGATAAGGTGATTTACAAAGGAAAGCCTGCCACCATTTATGAAATTGACGATGACGGTAGACTGACTCTCGATACGGGGTTTGCTCCGGTCTTATATGAGGCTGCCGACCCGAAAGATGTAGAACGAATAAAAAACGACGAAAATGGATTACAAGGAATTCATGAGCTTCGCGCCGAAGGGTTGCCAGCCGACAGTGATAGGAACGCCGGAGCAGGAAGCAGAAAAAGCGATAACAAAGAAGTACGGGAAGAAAGTGGAAGACCTGACGGAAGAGGAGAAAGCGGAAATGGCAGATCTGGTGAAGAAATACCGCAGGGCGACAGACGACCCGTTGGACGCTTACAGAGGTTAGCCGATCCAAAGAATACCCACAACAACCATTCGGAACGAGGCAAAGACCACGCCCCCACTTCGGTAGATGCACGTATAGAAGCCAATATCAAGGCTATTGAATTGGCAAAGCAGTTGCTTGAAAGCGGAGAAAAGGCTACCGAAAAACAGATGCAGACACTCCGCAAGTTCAGTGGTTGGGGCGGTTTGGGTAAGGCATTCAGCGAGGGAACATACAACGCACCGGGCAACATTGCAAAGAAACTCCGTAAGTTGCTTGGGGAGAAAGCGTATCAAGAGGCTGTGATGAGTGCGAATAGTGCTTATTACACTCCTGCATACGTTGTTGATACCCTTTGGGATATTGCAGAGAAAATGGGCTTTGAGGGTGGCAACATTCTTGAAAGCTCGGCAGGTATCGGTAATATCTTAGGGCAAATGCCTACGCATATCAGTGAACGTAGCGACATTCACGCCATAGAGATTGACGGAGCATCGGGCGGCATTCTCTCTCTTTTATATCCCGATGCAAACGTGGAGATACAAGGTTTTGAGGAAACACATATTGCTAATGGTAGTGTGGATTTGGCTATTACAAACGTTCCGTTTGTTACCGGACTCCGTGTGAACGACACGACAGGCGACAAAGACCTATCCAAGAAATTCCACAATATACACGATTTCTGTATTGCAAAGAACGTACGTAAACTGCGAGAGGGAGGCTTGGGAATCTTCATCACCTCCAATGGCACGCTTGACAACAGCAAGAAACTACGCGATTGGATTGTCAGCGAGGGCGATGCAGACTTTGTGGGTGCTTTCCGTATGCACAACAAGACTTTCGGCGGCACAGGCGTTACCTCCGATATCATTGTTATCCGTAAGCGTGTGAACGGCCAGAAGTCTCCCAATGCTATTGATGTAAGCACTGTATCGGGCGAACGTACGGCAGAATATGATACGGGCGAAACACGCAAGAAGAACGGAAAGGAAACGCCTGTCATCAAGCAGCTTTCAATGGACTACAACCGTTATTTCATTGAACACCCTGAAAATATGGCCGGTAAAATGCACTTTGCTTTTGAGAAAGGAGACACATTCCGTCCGACGAGCAAGGGGTTGTATCCTAAACAGGATAAGAAGCAGGAGCAGATGTTGGCAGAGTTCGTTCAGTCATTCAAGGCAGAAGAGTTTGGCGATAGAAAAGATGTTGATGTCTCAAATGGTTTTGCCGAAGCCATGCAAGGTAAAAAGTTGGGAGAAATCTTTATCAAAGAAGGTAAACTTTATACATATACCCTCCAAGGCGCTAAACTTCTTGATGTGAATGCCAACAAGGTAAAGGGACATACGAAGGTTGAGTGCTTCGAGGCATACACCGCTATTAAGGAAGCCCTTGCGGAAGTTCTCGCCTATCAGACCGAGAACGAAAGCGATACCGGGCTTAAACCTCTGCTTGCAAACCTCAATAAAGCATACGATGATTTTATCGCCACTTACGGGTATTTCAACAAAAATACCGCTGTTGCGTTCCTCCGTAACGACGTGGACTATGCCAATGTGGCATCGGTGGAAACGTTCAAAGAGATAGGCGACGGTAAAGGCGGAGCAAAGCAAATATACGGCAAAGCCGACGTAATGAAAGGCCGGGTTGTCGAGAAAGAGAAAGAACCTACCCCCACTAATGTAAAAGACGGTATCATTGCAAGTATCTTCAAATTCGGTCGTGTAGATGTTCCATACATTGCAGATCAACTCGGCACAGGCATTGAGAATGTGAAGAAAGAAATCATTGAGAGCAGTTACGGTTTTGAGAATCCTATCACACGACAGATTGAAGCATCGTACCAATACTTGAGTGGCAACGTGCGTGAGAAACTCCGCCAAGCAGAGGAGAACAACAAAAACGGCAAATATGACCGTAATATCAAGGCTTTACAGGGAATTATGCCTATGGAGATCCCCGCACACTTGATCGATTTTACTCTCGGTAGTTCTTGGATTGACCCGAAACTATATGAGGAGTATGTGAAGGACCGTACCGATATTGATGTAAAATTCACAGCCGTAGGTGGCACTTGGTTTATGAAATCTCCAAATGAATGGAGGGCCAACAATGAGAAAAACCGTTCAATGGGTGTAGTCAGTGAAATGCTCGGTCGCACCATTATGGGACACACCCTTATTGAAGCAGCCATTCAAAACAAGAGTATCACTGTTTCCTCGACCAAGAAAAATTGGGACGGCTCCACTGAAACCATCATCGACAAGGAGGCAACACAGGCGTGTGCCGCTAAGATTGATGAAATCCGACAGAACTTCAAGGATTGGGCGAGACAGAAGATGCAGAGCAACCCCGAAATGTCGGCATTGATTGAGCGCATCTATAATGACACGTTCAATAACTTTGTACCGATGAGCATACCCAACGAGTTTGTACCAGAATACTTCGGTGGTGCTTCGCATAAATTCAAGATGCGTCCGCATCAAGGCAGAGCCATTGTGAGAGGAACACAACAGGCATTATTACTCGCCCATGAAGTGGGAACGGGAAAAACCTTTACTCTTATCTCTATCGCAATGGAAATGCGCCGTTTGGGTACTGCACGAAAACCGATGATTGTCGTACAGAATGCTACCGTAGGACAGTTTGTCGAAGATGCAAAGAAACTCTACCCAAATGCCAAAATACTGACACTTGAAGAGGCAGATCGTAGCGCAGAGGGCAGAAAGAATTTCTATGCTAAGATTCGCTACAATGATTGGGATATGATTGTCGTTCCGCAATCCACCTTTGAGTTTATCCCCGACAGCGATGATCGGGAAATGGCTTTCGTACAAGACAAGATAGATGAAAAGATGCTCATTCTTGAAAAGATGAAAGAAGAAGACCCGGACGGCAATAGTATGATTACCCGACAAGCAGAGCGAGAAATCGAACTGTTAGAAGAACAACTCGCAGGTATATCGGACAAAACCTCCAAGAAACGCACAGCTAACGATGAAAAGAAACGTGCCGTTGCCTTGCAGAATGCAGAGGTTAAAGCAATGGAAATGCTTGACCGCAGAACCGATGATGTAGAGAACTTTGACGATATGGGCATTGATGCACTACTCGTCGATGAAGCACACGAATACAAGCACCTCGGATTCGCTACTGCTATGCAACGTGGCGTTAAGGGTGTGGATCCGTCATACAGCAAGAAGTCTCAGGGTGTATTCTTAAAGACACAGGCTGTATTGGAAAAGAATAACGGGCGTAATGTAATATTTGCCACAGGTACGCCTATCAGCAACACAGCGGCAGAGATTTGGACGTTTATGCGTTACCTTATGCCTGCCGATACCATGAAAGAGTACGGCATCTATTACTTCGATGACTTTGTGCGTAACTTTGGTAACATTCAGCAGATGCTGGAGTTTACCACAAGTGGAAAGTTTAAGGAGAATAACCGCTTCGCCGGGTATGTCAATCTTCCCGAGTTAGTACGTATATGGTCGGGAATATCTGATACCGTTCTTACCAAAGAGGCCGAAGGTGTGAGCAACAAAATCCCCGAAATGGAGAATGGAAAGGCACAAGACATCTACTTGCCACAGACACGTGCTTTACGGGGCATTATGAAGTTTGTCAAGGCACAACTTGAAGAATACGATAAGATGAGCGGTAAAGAAAAGAAAGAGAACAGCCATATTCCTCTTACGATGTATGGCATTGCAAAAGCTGCCGCCGTTGATGCCCGATTGGTACAGGAAGATGCCGAAGATGATGAACACAGCAAAACAAACGAGGCGGTACGCCAAACTTTGCGTACATTGCAAGAGACAGCCGACTACAAGGGTACTGTTGCCATATTCGCAGACAACTATCGAAACAAACACAGCGGTTTCAATATTTACGATGATATTCGACATAAATTGATTGAAGCGGGAGTTCCTGCCGATGAGATAGTTATAATGAAATCGGGAATGACCGTCAAGAAAAAACTTGAAATCTTCGAGAAAGTCAATCGTGGTGAAGTACGTGTTATTCTCGGCTCAACCTTTACTCTTGGTACAGGTGTAAATATACAAGAACGATTGCATACGCTTATACATTTGGACGCACCCAACCGCCCGATGGACTACACACAGCGTAACGGGCGTATCTTGCGACAGGGTAATCTGCATAAAATAATGGGAAAGCCTGTACGCATTTTGCGTTTCGGCGTTGAGGATAGTCTGGACGTTACTGCCTATCAACGTCTGAAAACAAAGGGTGCTATTGCAGACAGTATTATGAACGGCAAGCAGATGATGTCGAACAGTATGGCCAATCGTGTGCTTGAGGAGGAAGAAGATGTATTTGGTGATACCGTTGCGCAACTCTCCGGCAGTGAGTATGCCATGCTGAAAAACAATGCCGAAAAGAATATGCGTAAGTATGCAAGCCGTAAAAAACAGTATGAGGCTGACCAAACGTATATCCATAATGCAAAACCAAGAGTGAAAGCCTTTATCAAAGATGCAGAAAAACGCATCGAAGACAACACGCGATATTTGGAGGTTGTACGTGCATCGTTCCCCGATGGAAAGTTCAAAGAGATTATTATCGGCAAACATCGTTTCACTTCTATTGAGGCAATGGAAGATTTCTTCAAGGAACACAACAAGAGTGTACTTGCTGAAATGAAGCAGATGAAAGAGGGTGAGATTGCAGGAGATCAGAAACGAGAACTGACCATACAGATAGGCGATTTCTCATTCGTTGTTACAACGAAACTGACAAGACAGACAATGCGAGACGGCGCAACTTTGTTCAATGACGTTGAAAGAAAAATGACCTACTCTTGTGCAGAACTTGGCATTGAGGATATTCCTGTACGTCAGAATCTGCTCCGTAATGCCATTGAGGATATTACCCGCAATGTTATTACGGGCAAAAACTTTGCCGAGCGTTTGGAAGCGGCGGAACGTAACAAAAAGCATAACGAGGCTGAATTGGAACAACTCTTATCGAGAGAGGGTAAACCGTTCGAGTATGAGCAGGAATTGGCACAGGCTCAGATACAGTTTGAAGAATATGCCAAACTGATGAAAAAAGAGTTGGAAGAAAAGGAAGCCAAGTATGCAGAAATGGATGCTACCGTAGAAGCTGCCAACGACATTACAAATGCCGATGAGGAAGACACCTTATATCGTAGTGATGATGCAACCAAGAACAGAATTGAAGCCCTGTTCAATCAAGCCATATCGGGAGAGTTCAGGGGAAAGCCTATTTCCATCGGAACATTGACCGATGAGGGCAAGGCTTATCTTGAACAAATTTCGGGTATTACTTTCAAAGACAAAGTGGATTTCGTTCTCAATCCGTCCGATTTGATACATATCTACAAGAGACACTTCGGAAAGAATGAGAAAGACGGTAGAAATATTCCTCTTGACATGGAGGATATAAGAAGTATTGTTGATATTATCTCCAACCCCGATAGAGTTATCTATTCGGTTGAGGTGGGACAGCAAGAACGAAAGATGTTTAGTTTCTTAAAAGAGGCTGAACAGGGAACGTACAACCTGCTTGAAATATACTCTGATAGAAAGGGTAACCTTACAGCCAAGAGTTTCTATAAAAGCAAAGAGGGCGTATCCCAACGTGTAATATCCTTAACAAGAACCCTACACTCTACGTCCGAAACGGATGGGGCAACCCTCAATGATGTTGCGAAGATACCACAAATGTTTGAAACTGCAAGTGTTGAGGAAGAAAATACAGAAAGGGCGGGCGATAATGTAATTACTCCTACCCGTGCAGAGCGTAGGCAAATAGCGAAATACGTAGAAAAACTTGCGAAGAAGTTGCATCTTGACAATGTGGAGATTGTTACCGACACCTCGACATTGGAGGGAAAGAAACTGTATGCAAAAGGTTTCTACACCAAGAGTACCGGCAAGATAACGATTGTCATGCCCAACCATCCAAGTATGGCCGATGTTGAACAAACACTTCTGCACGAAGCTGTGGCGCATTACGGGCTTCGAGAACTTTTTGGAGAGCATTTCGATACATTCCTCGACAATGTATTCAACCATGCAGATAAAGATGTTCGTCGCCGAATTGTGGATCTTGCCGCAAAGAATAGTTGGGATTTCAGAAAAGCTACAGAAGAATATCTTGCCGTCCTTGCGGAACGCACTGAATTTGAGAATGCACGTAAAAACGGTTGGTGGCAGAAGATAAAAAATTTCTTCTTGAATATGCTCCACAAGATAGGCTTTGAAGATTTCAGAGGAGTTACTCTGTCGGATAACGAACTCCGCTATATTCTATGGAGGAGTTACGAAAACCTTGCAGAGCCGGGCAGACACCGCAGTATCTTGGGCGAAGCGACAGACGTAGCAATGCAGTATGAATTAAAGGTCGGTAACTATGCGGTTGCCAACCACCATACTCAAACCGCCGCAGAAAGCGATGATGTCCTGTATCGTGATGGCAACCCCGAAATGCACGAAAGGGAGTTGGTGCGTGACCGCTATGAAAGACGTATGAGAAGTGGATTGTATCAATCGCAAGAAGCATTGCAGGATAGTATGCTCAGTCTTCAAGAAGCGATGCTTATGATAGACAAGAAGGCAAAGTTTATTGAAGATATTGCAGGTTTTGAAAACGCATACTTGGGAGAAAACCGTCTGTCAAGTGTGAACAAAGCCGAAGCCGATGCCTTTGCTCATACATTGTTCAAGCCTATGCTCAATGAGGTTGCCAGACTTGCCCGAAACGAGGCTGAACGTAAGGAACTGACCGACTATATGATGGCAAAGCACGGACTTGAACGTAATGCCTATATGCGTAATGAGGCAATCAAGAACGGTGCTACTGATGCAGACCAAACCGACTATGCCGGATTGACAGCTCTTACAGGTATGGACAATGTAGCCGATGCAGAAGCAGAAGCACAGCGAATGGTAGATGATTACGAACAGGCTCACGAAACTGATGCCCTTTGGGAGAAAGTCAATGCCGTGAGCAAAGCAATACTTTCAAAGTCATACGAATGTGGAATGATGAGCAAAGCGACCTTTGACAAGATTTCAGGTATGTATGATTTTTATATTCCGTTACGAGGTTTTGACGAAAAGACCAGTTCTGAAGTATACGCCTATCTGACGCACAAGCAAAGTGCGTTCAATGCTCCCATCAAGAAAGCGGAAGGACGCAGGTCGAAAGCCGATGACCCGTTCGCCAACCTGCAATCAATGGCAGAAGGTGTGATAATGCAGGGCAACAGAAACAAATTGGTTAAACAGCGTTTCTTGAACTTTGCCCTCAACCACCCAAGCGACCTTGTAAGCGTGAGCGATATTTGGGTAGAGTACGATGCGGTAACCGATGAATGGAAACCTGTGTTCCCGGACAACATCGACAGCACCGACACTCCCGAAAAGGTAGAAAAGAAGATGCAGGACTTTGAGACAAAGATGGAGTCATTGGCACAGCAATACCCTGACCAATACAAGCATGGCAAGGACACCGTGAATATTCCTTACCGTATTGTGGAAAGCCGAGATATAAGGCAGCACCAAATTGTAGTGAAGCGTGGCGGCAGGGACTATGTGATTACCATTAACGGAAATCCCCGTGCAGCACAGGCATTGAACGGACAGACAAATCCCGACAACGATATGTCGGGGGCAATCGGAGCTATTCTTCGTGCCGGTGAAAATATCAACCGACAGCTGAGTGCGTTCTATACCACACGAAACCCGGACTTCATCGTGTCGAACTTCATGCGAGATATGCTATACACCAACACCATGACTTGGATAAGGGAAAGCCCGAACTACGCACTGCGTTTTCATCGCAATTATATGTATGCCAACCCTGTAAGGATAAAGCAGCTCTTGGCAAAGCACCGCAAAGGGACGCTTGACATGAGCGACAAGACGGAAGCGATGTTTCATCAGTTTATGATGAACGGAGGTGAAACAGGCTATGCCAATATCCGGGACATTGAACAGCATAAGAACGACATACGCAGGGAACTGAAAAAATCGAACGGCAAGATTTCTGTAAAAAAAGCATGGGACTTGTTGGGCGAACGTTTTGATGAGTACAACCGAGCCGTTGAGAACTGCGCCCGTTTTGCCGCTTTCATGACATCACGCGAAATGGGCAGGAGCATTGACAGAGCCATCTATGATGCAAAGGAGATAAGCGTAAACTTCAACAAGAAAGGCAGCGGAGCAAAATTCTATGACAGTACAGGGCAGACAAAGGCAGGTAACACCAGTGCATTGGTATCGGGACTTGGTCGTAGTGGCTATGTCTTTTGGAATGCCGCCATTCAAGGTACAACCAACTTCGGGCGGCAGATGAAACACCACCCTGCCAAAGCCTTTACAGGTATTGCGGCAATGTTCCTTCTTGGTGCCGTTGTTGCTTACTTGGGCGGCGATGATGATGACGATAAGAACGCATATTACAATCTGCCCGAATATGTAAGGCGCTGCAACATCCTTTTCCGGGCAGGAGACAGTTGGATATCCATTCCTCTGCCAGTAGAATACAGGGCTGTTTACGGCATGGGAGAACTGATGATTTCCGTCCTTAATGGAAAGGAACATCTTACAGGCGGAGAAATAGCCGAAGCCATTGCAGGACAGGCGACACAGATATTGCCGATTGACTTCTTGGAGGGCGGAGGCGGATTGAACGCCTTTGTGCCGAGTGCCTATAAACCTCTGTGGGAAGCCTACGTAGCGGAAAAAAGCTGGACGGGTATGCCTTTGTACAAGGACACCCCTTGGAATAAGGATATGCCCGAATGGACAAAAGCGTACAAGAGCGCCAACAAATACATTGTCGGGCTTGCCAATGTCATGAACGAGGCGACAGGCGGTGATCCTTATACCAAGGGGGCTATCGACTTCAATCCTGCCAAGATTGAATATATGCTGAACGGTTATTTCGGTGGCGTGTTCGGAACTATCGACAAATTGAGCAAGACAGCGGAAACCATTGCAGGAGACCGTGAGTATGACCCTCGTAGTATTCTGTTGGTAAACCGACTTGTTAAGGCAGGTGATGAACGTACCGAGTACCGAGCCGTGAACAACGAATATTTCCGTTTGAAAGAGGAACACGACCGATTGAAAACCCGATTGAGACACTATGAGGAAGATACCGACAACGGCATATTTGACTATGCGGAAAAGATTGATTTCCTCTACAACTCGCCAGAATACGAGCGTTACGAAATCTTCGAGGATTACCATGAAGATATTGACGACCTCTACAATGAGCTGAAAGAAGCTGTCAGTGACGAGGAACGCAAGGACATCGAAGCCGAGTTGAACGAACTTAAAAAAGAGATGATTGAGGAAATGAATCTCACTCGCAAACGTAAATAGTTATACTTGAAAAGAATGCTTGGGATAGTACCTTTGTGGCTATCCTAAGCATTCTATAATATTCAACGATTATGCATACAATAAAAGGAAATAACAGGTTGCTATCTATGAATCGTATCGCTCCCAAGTGTGATGCCGAGAAAATAGACACCGTAGCACTGGCTTCACATCAGTTCGGCGACCGCAGGGCGTTTGATGTGCTAATGGAGGCGCAGCACTATTGGAATCAGATGGAGGATTTCCGAAAGGATAGAGAACGGAACAAACGTTATACCTATGGTTTCCAATGGGACGATAAAATTTATGTGGAAGGCAATATCATGACTGAGGAGGAATACATCAAAAGTCAAGGTAATGTGCCGTTGAAAAACAATCTAATCCGCAGATTGGTAAAAAGTGTTCTTGGTGTGTACCGCAGTCAGATGAAAGAGCCGACATGTACCGCCCGAGATCGCGACGAGCAAAAATTGGGAGAAACGATGAGTACCATTCTGCAATGCAATATGCAACTCAACCGCATGACGGAAGTGTATGCCCGAACAATGGAAGAGTTTCTTATCAGCGGTTTCATCGTACATCGCAAATCATATGGTTGGCGTAACGGAAAAGAGGATTGTTGGACGGACTATGTACAACCGAACAATTTTTTCATTGATAACAACATGCGTGATTTCAGAGGTTGGGATGTGTCGGTACTTGGCGAGATACACGATATTTCATTCGGGCAGCTTTGCGAACAATTTGCTTCATCGCCAGAAGATTACAGCAAACTCCGAGACATCTATAAGTGGGCGGCACGAAAAGAATACATCGCTTCGTATGCGGAACGTTTCGGTTACAGCCGTTTGGAAAATTACGATTTTCTATTCACAAGCGAACCGGGACGGTGCAGGGTCATTGAGGTGTGGCGTAAGGAACAGAAGCCGAGATACCGATGCCATGACTACCAAAACGGAGACATCTTCAAAATTGATATAGAGGATTATCAAAAATGTGTAGTAGCCATAAATGATGAACGCATTGAAATGGCAAAGGATGTGGGTATTCCCGAAGATGAAGTACCATTGATTAAAGCCACTTGGTTTGTTGATGATTATTGGTACTTCTACTACCTGTCTCCATTCGGCGACATCTTGAAAGAGGGCGAAACACCTTACGAACACGATAGTCACCCATACGTATTCAAGGCATACCCATTCATTGATGGCGAGATACATTCGTTTGTGGCTGACGTTATCGACCAACAACGTTACACCAACCGACTGATTACTTTGTACGATTGGATAATGCGTGCAAGTGCGAAAGGTGTGCTGATGATGCCCGATGATTGCTTACCGGACGGCGTGAGCATTGATGATATTGCAGAGAGCTGGACGGAGTTCAACGGTGTGATTGTATATAAGCCGAGCAAAAGCGGACGTGTGCCAGAGCAGGTCGCGAACAACTCTACGAACATCGGCATTTCCGAGTTGCTGAATATGCAGTTGAAATTTTTCGAGGACATTTCCGGGGTTACCGGTGCTTTGCAAGGCAAACCCGGATTTTCGGGCGAAAGTGCTGCACATTTCCAACAACAGACACAGAACGCCACCACTACATTGCTTGACCTGTTAGAATGCTTCAGCGGTTTTGTCGTAGACGGGGCGTACAAGGACGTTAAAAATATACAGCAGTTCTATGATGGAAAACGGGTATTCAATATTGCCGGTAAAAGCGGTGCACAAATCGAATATGACCCGAAAAAGATACGGGATGTAGAGTTTGATTTGAGTATTACCGAAAGTACCTCCACCCCTGCATACAGACATTTAGCCAATGACATTCTTATGCAGTTATGGCAAGCACAGGCTATCAGTGTGGAGCAACTGCTTGAACACGGCGACTTTCCATTCGCCGATGAGTTGTTACAGAGCATCAAATCGCAGAGGGAGCAATTGGAACAGGGCAAAGTCCCTGACGGCCTTTCTCCTGAACTGATGGCTCAGGCACAACAAGGAGCTGATATGCAGACTGTGAGTAAATTAGGAAATGCAATAAGACAATGAGTATAATTTAGTAACATCATCATGCAACAGAAAACTATTTGCATAGATTTTGACGGAGTCATTCATGACTACAGCAATGGGTGGCAGGGTGAAGATGTGTTCGGACAGATGATCCCGAACGCAGACATCGGCACATCTGTCTTGAAGCAGAAAGGCTGGACTGTCATCATCTTCACCACAAGAAAGAAAACCGATGAACTTGAAAAGTGGCTGAAAGAACACAATATCGCCTATGACTACATCAATGAAAATCCCGGACAACCAGAAAACACAAGTAGCAAAATCATTGCTGATGTATATCTTGATGACAGAGGTATTTGTTTCAGAGGACGATGGGATTCTTGGCTTATGAGAGAAATTATCGAGTTTGAGCCTTGGCAGGAACAGGGGAAAAAGGAAATAGAGCAACTTGCAGCATATGGCCAAACCGAAGATGATATTTGGTCGAGAGGAAATGAAAAAAGAATCAAATATGAATAGTGAATAGCTCATTAAACATATAGCCCTAACTTTTACGAGTTGGGGCTATATACTTATTGTTTGACTTACAGGCATCAAGAATGCTAAATAATTAATAGAAGAACTTCCGCTTATCACTTTCCCTAAACAGTCGTGATGCACGACAAGCCCGAAGCACGGCATCAAGGTCATCTTCTGTCAACTCACCGACATGGACGGTATTTCCCTCATCAACAGTTTTCGCAAGTTTGCCTATAGGTATTTTCTGAATGACCGTAGCACACAGAAACGAGTCGTATTTCAGAAAGCTGTAATCAGAACGTTTCAACGGATACTGCATGGCAAACTGTTCTGGTCGTTTCTCTATAACGGGATGAATACGTGAATTAATAAAAAAGAATCCGGCTACCATATCATCCGAAACACCTATAACTGCAAAGAATTTACCGTGGTCGATATCCTCAAATAGATCTGAATGTAATACAGCGCCACGCTTTATAAAGCTCTCATGGAGTGATAGAGGGAATCTCATTGCTCGAATACGGTTTGAAGCCGCAGCTGATCTGCGATATATTCCACATACTCTTCTTCATCTCCGGCTTCACGCAATATATCCTTTACGGAAATAGCACGATCTCTTGCGGTATTCGTCCATGCTATTCCATGCGACAAATCCGTAAGTTGCCCGAAACTTTTGTCCCGGCACAGGTCTATTGCATAGGTAAGGCACTCCACATCGGAGCTTGACAGTTCATCCATATCGGGTTCAGCAAGCCCTTTGATAATGTATCTGTTTTCAAAGAATAGTTTATCTTTTAATATATCCACGCATCCGGAGAAGAAGCTATCGCCTCGGACAGCTTTAAGAATATCGTCAACATTTGACGGCACAGGGCCATACTGCATCGCTATATAAGTATCACCCGTTATGCTACGACCGTATAATGACAAATGATGCTGGTCTGCAAAATACAATATCTTGCAGAGCTTATGCATATCCGATTTACCTCCGAGCCTTGAAAGGGCAAAAAGTAAAGCATTCAGTGCAGCTTCATATTGAAATATCTGCTTCATTATTTTATCTCCCTTGCTACTAAATAATTATGTTGCAAATATAAACATTAAACATTAAACAAACAAACAAGTAACGGATTGTGTGTTTTGTAGTAACAAAAAAACGAATGAATTTGGAGATTACCCTGTACATTTTCATCATTCTTTGGATAATTGATCCAATTCAATCCATGTTTCTTCTGTATCATCAAAACGAACAGTACATCCATATTCATCGGTATCTACCTCTAATACCATACCGTATTTCCCATTATCATTGCACATTACCCGGTCGCCATTTTTCAACTTTCGGATATTATCAAGGGCAAGAGGATCGTTAGTAAGTGAGGCTATGCCGTCAATGTTTCCGTACCTTCCCATTTTTTACTTTTTAAGAGAGTCCAACCACAAATAGTATTGCTTGCGCTTCAATACCATCACAGCAGAAGACAGCTTACCCGTTCCGTTATTGTATGGGGTACAATAGAAACACCAGATTTCAAGATCTCTGACAAATGTATTGTAATTGATGTAATGTTTCTGCTTAAGTTTACGAAAATTACTTCTGTCCATAATTACAAGTTGTCCACTTGTTCCACTTGTAGGCATTACATAATAGCGTTTCCCGCTCTCTCGATGTGCCTTGTCGGCTTGTCTTACAGCTTCATGCAAACGAAGCGTAGCTTGGATTTTTTTGAAGATGTTCATGTTACATTATTTAAATTGTTAAGCTATATGGTTGCGACTGATACCGCTTTTTTCTTCTTGATTATAAATCTACCCACACGAGGTACAAACTTCGGTATATCCATTTCAAAGAAGCAGATATGCAGACCTATGGCACGTGTCATCAACAAGTCATCGTGCTTACCTATAATCGCTCCAAATGCGCCGTTAGGCTTTTTCTCATAGCATAGGTATTCGTCCAAACAACGGCTATCACGTTCAGTGTACAAGCTTTCACGAATGACCTTAACGAGCGTTGAGATAATCATCGGCTTTGTTGATATATTGGTGTGGAAACCGTAGTTTACAGGCAAACCCTCTCTGATTGCTTCCTCTGACCGCTTGCGTGCATAGAGATTGGGATAAACGTCCTTAATCTGATTGAGTATAAATTGTGATTGGTCGCCGTCTACCTGTCTTTCCTTGTCGTGAGTTTCAAGTGTATTACTCTCAATCACAAGCAGGGAGTTATCATAGAAAGCCGCTATCTGTGCAGCTTTCCACGCCAAGAGGTCAATATCTATGTGCCCGTACCATTGTGCCACAACAGTAGGCTTTCCTCCCTCAGCCATAAAAAGACGGTCGAGAACAAGTATGACAGAAAAGTCTGCTTTGTTGGATCGTCCTCCAACATCAACAATCGTCAAATATCTGTCTGTTACTACTTCGTTATCGTCGATCTCCGGCTTTTCCCATATATACAACAATCCTTGCTTATCTTCGACAAAACGAATATTCTGTAATGCACTCTTTCCTTCATCGCCATCGGCATAGACTTCGCCTACATAGCGAGGTGGACGACATGATGGACGTAGTTTCTCCACCTTGTACTTGTCGAATACCCTTGCACCCGAATGTACGAACGCTTCCACGTCATCGGACGGAAACTCTGCCGCCATCAATCCGTGTTCGGTGTACTTTGCCCGTTCCTGTATGTACCAATTGATTGCTTCAAGGGTCGCCCCCCGCTCCCACAGCCACCAAAGGTATTTTCCGTTTTCCTCACGAGTGGACGGAACAACGTCATTCTCACGATTGGCATACAGCATCTGAGCGAATATCTCCACATCGTCAAGAGGCAATGAATACTGCTCGATGTCAAACCACGGCACGAACATGGCTTCAAACTGTGATTTACCACTCTTGGCATCGTCATACTCTTTCTGAAAGAAATTACCCGTACCATTGGCGGTGCTCTCGTAAACAATCATCGTGTAAGGACGCAACAACACGCCAGAACAGGCAGAACGCACAATATCTTCGGGCTTCTTACCATCGGTTGCTTTCCACAGTCCGACCTCAGACAAATGTACCAAGTTATAATCACCACCACGACAGGAGTCCGGGCGTTCAGCCGTACCAATCTTAATCTTGCAGTTACGTTGCGGCACTCGATAAATACTACCCGATTTGCCGACACCTACCAATTTAGGCTCATTCTCGTTATATGATTCGCCCAACTTGTGCAACATATCCACAGGATAGTTCTTAATCATACGATCGAACATATCCTTGATTTCGTCAGAACCTGCACCTTGATGAGCAATAATAAGCGAGTTCAAGCCAACCTTGTGAACAAGCTGCAACCACGCCATATACAACTGTGATGTGGTAGAGCCTCCCCACTGACGTGCTTTCAAGAGGACAATACGAATGGGTTTGTTTTCCTTGCGGAGTTTATCCAACCTCTCGACAAATCTACGTTGAGGACGTGTGAGACGAAACAAGACATCTTCGCCACCACCTTTGTTCTTGATATAAACAAATGTCGCCGCCCAAAAGGGAAAATCGTGTTTATTTCGTATGCGTACAAACTGACTGATTACTTTTAGACGGTCGTTTTCATAATCCTTTTCATCGGAAATCTCAAACTCCTGCAAAAACGCTTTGATAGAGCCGCATTCGGCAAGTTGCCGCACAAGCGATACTTTCATCATTTCAACAGGCAGGTATTGAGTACGTATCGGAAAATCCTCAATATACACCTTTACACGCTCTCCAACCGAGCCGAAACCGCTAATCGGGTCGAATCGTGCATACACCTCCGCATTACGGAGGTTGTTCTCTTCGATGATTTGATGTACAACAGCTTCCATATCAACCGACTTTTACAGGTTTGTTCAACAAAGCCACCATGCACCCTGCAAGATAACTATACAAGTGTACCCACGCATTGGTATTCGGAAAGAGAAAGCCAATGATAAGGTAGACAATCATCCATAACTGGTAATATACCTTTCGCTCTACCTCGAAAGATATAGAGCCGAACAAAACAAAGACAATCCCCGAAAGTCCGACCGTAGGAATGTTAGACAAACAGAATGAGGGAACTAAAACGGCTATAATATATGCGAAGCAGAGCCTCAACAGCGAAATATCGTATATGAATACAACCGATAAGAGGCACCATGCATTGAGCAGAGCATGCAACACGCCCACGTGGTAGAACGGATAAGAGAAACGGCAACCGAGTCTGCATCCGGTAAAAATTCCGACAGCCGACCAATCCACAATATCCTGCAAAGAAAAACAGAACATAAGGATTGAAACTAAAAGCGACGTAGCCTTTGCTGCTTTTTTCTTAACCATTCTTTCCTCGCTTTACAAACCATAATTTTGGCGCTGCCGGGTGTGAGATAAAATTTCGGAGCAGGTAGCATTACAACCATAGCACAAAGTTCAGATGTAGTTTTTTCTGGGTATTTCTCACGCATTATGATTACACGGCGGTAGATTTCTTCATACATCTCACGTTTGGAGGCACACATCTTATCCAAACGTGCCTCTCCCCTTATCATCGCAGAAATAACAAGAGCCGCCCGAACATCACTTACCCAAAAACGGCGTGATGGCATATCGACAATGTTGTTGTACACATCAGGCATACGGATATAATCGCACGATGCAAGATATTCATCATACGCCCTCATCAAGTCGTCTGAACGCTCTTGTGAATACTCCATCAATGCGCCTTTATGCTTCATCTTTCTGACTCATTTCCGAAATATTTATGTTCCAAATCTATACATTGGAACGTAAAAAGATAAACATAAAAAACATTTATTTCAGACTATTTTTGCTTCACAGTTTAGTATAACATCTAATCATTTACAATATATGTCTAAGAATACAGGAGTTAAGAACAATCGAGACCGATACACAGAAAGGTTGAAAGCGAAGTATCCCGACAAGGAATTTGCCGATGATGAAGCATTATTCGGCCAAATCAACGACGATTACGACAGTTACGACAACGAATTATCGGGTTATCGCGAGCGAGAGAAAGCCCTTTCTGACCTATTCGCGAGCAATCCACGCAGTGCAGCTTTCTTAACCGATTGGAGAAAAGGAGAAGACCCTATCATCGGTATGATACGTAAGTTCGGCAATGATTTCAAGGAGGCACTTGAAGACCCCGAAAAACAGGAAGCACTTGCCTCCGCCAACAAGGAGTTTGCAAAGCGTATTGCCCAAGAGAAGCAGTACGAGGGCGAGTACCAAAAGAACATCAACAAAACCCTTACGATGCTTGAAACAATGCAACAGGAAGAGGGCTTGTCAGATGAGGACATCGATAGTGCAATGGACTTCCTTGTAAGCATTGTTCGTGACGGTATTATGGGCAAATTCACACGTGAAAGTGTGTCAATGGCACTCAAAGCCATTAAACACGACAGCGATGTAGAACAGGCTGACCGTGAGGGGGAAATAAGAGGGCTCAACACTAAAATTGAAGAAAAGTTGCGTAAAGGCGGCAAGAGTGACGGCACAGCCCACCTCGGGAGCAAGAACGGAGGCGGCAAGGGGGTAAAACAAGATATGCCCGATTTAGGAGTCATTGACCAAAACTACGGCACTCAAAACATTTGGGAACGTGGTGGAGAAAAACGCATATCAAACAAGTAACAGTTAATCTATTTATTCATTTTTCAAAATTACACAGCAATGAAGAAAGCAACAAGTTTTCTGTGTCGCATTTTGCTAACAGCGTTAGCATTTGTGACAGGCGCATCGGGCGGTGTGTTTATGGCTAATGCCTCCAATCTCCCCGAAGCGGGTAAGACAGTAGCCGGCGCCGACGGCACAGGCGGAACAGATGGTATCGCAACAGAGACATTAGGTAGAACGGAGGGCGACCCCAATTTTTATTTGAGCGATGTAGACAAACGCATTGTGAAGATACGCCCGATGGCAACTCCTATCGACCAAATCAGCCGTTATGCAAAATCGAGCAGCGCGAACTCTTTCGAAGTCAAGTATTATAGCGTAGGCACAAGAGAAATCAAGTGCAGCACGAACAAGAAAGTAGAAGCCATGGCAAGCGGGGCAAGCATTTCCCTGCCTGTGGACGACTCGAACATGTTCACCCTCGACGATACTATCCGCGTTCTCGGGGTTAAAGCCGTAACCAAGCCAGACGGCACTGCTTATACAGAAGAAGACAGTAATGTTCCCGATCTTGTGCTTTGTGTCTGCGGCAAGGACAGCTCGACCAATCTCCCGACCGTCTATGCGGTGAACGGAAAGATGGACTCCTCCACCAAGCAGGCTATTCTTGTACCGGAAATTCCTTCGGGAACTACGCTTGTGCGAATGGGTAAGGCTTGCGGCGAGCTTGATGTACAGACCGGACGTTTCAACAACATTCCAATGCCGGAGATTCAGTACTGCCAGAACTTTATGATACAAGTTGAGCAGTCCACCTTCGACAAGATTGCAGCAAAGGAGGTCAATTGGAATTTCTCTGACATTGAGGAGGACGGTGTATATGATATGCGCCTCGCCATGGAGAATACTTACCTGTTTGGTGTTAAGAATGTCATCAAGCACATTGCCAAGGACGGCATGATGACTTGGTTTACAGGTGGTATCTGGTGGATGGCAGGAAAGGACATCGAAGTCGGTGAATGGGATGCTGACAAACAATGCGCAGTGATTACCGATGAGAACCTTGTAGATATTACCAAAGACTTATTTGTGGGCACAGGTATCGGTAACAAACGTAAAATTCTTTTCTGTGGAAGTGATATGCTCTCTGCATTCTCGAAGATTAAGAGCGAGAAATTCCGTCTGAAAGACACCGTAGAGGTTTGGAACTTGAAGTTCAAATCTTGGGATACCGACTTCGGTGAGGTGCTTACCATTCATCACGAATTGTTTGATGTGAACGGTATGAGTGATTGCGGATTTGCCATGGATCCCGAATATTTGTCAAAGAAAACTCATGTCTCTTGGGCGAGAAACGTACTCGACTTGCAGAAAGCCGGTATCCGCCGTACAGATGCCGTAGTTATTCAGGAGGTAAGTTGCCTGTATCTGCGCTATGCCAAGGCACACGCCCGAATGAGATTGGCGAAAGCACCGGCATCATCTGGAACTGGCGGTGTCGGAGAAGATTCAGAGAGCAGTGGTGATTAATATTCATTCAGTAGATAAGGGGATGGGATAAAAATCCCGTCCCCTTTTTAGTCAAACAAATTAAATGAACAGATATGATAAAGATATATAAGGCAAACACCAACGTCTGCATCAACGTGGTACTTACAAGCAAAAAGAACTTACACATTTCGTTCATTCCTCTGTCTAATGGTGGAAGTACATTCACGACCGACAATGAGGAGATAATGAATGCCATTGAAAGCCATTACAATTTTGGCAAGTTATTTCGCCTCCACAGCACACAGGACGAAAGCAAAAAGAAAGTCACAAATGTGGTCAAACTCCCTGAAAAGAAAGAGAAACAAAAAACCGATGAAAATCCTATTCAAACAGAAAACAACGGGCAGAACGATGAAACCTCAACCGAGGAGACAAAGACCGAGCCAACTTTGAAGAGAGTAAATGTTAGCGACCTCGCCTCCGCCAAAGATTACCTCGCAGACACATTCGGCATCAGTCGTACCGCCTTACGCAGTATGAAAGCGATTACCGAGCAAGCAGCTGTATACGGGATTGAGTTTATAGGACTTTAAATCGAGGACATATGGCCATATATCGCATAAAAGAAATAACCAAAGACGTTCGGATCGTCATTGATCAAAATACAACAAGCGAAACACTTATTGAAATAGGAGACATAGACACGTTATCGCTGAACGAAATCATACGATCGAAAACCGTAGAATCGGTGAAGCGCGTACACAGTGCGGCTCCCTCCTATTTGCTTGACGGCGGTTATCATTTTGGAGATGCGGTGTATTGGGGTAAAATGGAAAGTGGCTGGGTATTGCTGCCAGAAGATTTCATGAGACTCATCGTATTTCAAATGGACGACTGGGATCGTGCCGTGTACCATGCCATCGGCGAAGACGATGTGGAATATGAAAAGCAGAGCAGCCGATACAAAGGCATACGAGGAACGGCGCAAAAACCTATATGTGCCATTGCTGTACGTCCAGAAGGACGTGTTCTCGAATTTTATTCTTGCAAGAGTAAAGATGCTCTTGTGAGTAAAGCCGTATACCTACCTTATCCGATGATTGACCCCTATGATGGAATAAATATCTGTCGACGTTGTTATGATTCCGTGGTGTACACGATAGCTGCATTAACGCTAACGACATACGGAGATGCAGAAAAAGGGGCAACATTTCTTGAATTAGCTAAAACATCTTTAATATGAGTTCAATAAAAACGACACAGATAGACGGAGATGTTTCCGTGGGTCGCCATGTGGCTATCGGAGGATCTACTACCGTGCAAGGCAACTCGCAATTCAAGGGCAATGTCAAGGTTGATGGTTGGCTGGAAGCCCCCAATATCAAATCTGCAAGCAAAGGTTTTTTCCGGACGCTCGAAGATGCCCAAGAAAGCTATCCGAAACCGGAAAATGGTTGGTGGATTATTGTCGGAGGCCTGCCCGGAAAGATATATGCAGGCAAAGATGGGAAATGGGCGGACACGGGATTGACGGGCGGAGACGGGGTTGTCTTGGACGACTACGCGAAAAAAGACCTCTCAAACGTAGACATGGACAAATACTTCCGGACGGAGGTAGATTCGGAAGAAAAACTAACAAAGGCCGGGGATGCCGGGGACGCATCATGGCTTGAAACCAGATGGGACGAGACGACATTTGACGGAAAGAAAGAGGCGGTTTCCCGTCGACAGATGAAACTCGGAAAATCCGCCATCGGCGTTACTACGGACGGACGGGCATACGTGGAGAAAGAGGGGTACTGTAAGATCTTACTGACAGTGGAGAACCTCGCAGATTACGCCAAGAAGGACTTGTCGAACATTTCGGACACTGCTCTACGAGACAAAATACATGCTCAGGAAGATTGGGTTGTCGAATATAAGATTGACGATGACCACTCGGTGAGTTTCGATGCGGACCAAGATGCAGGGCAGATGGTGGGCGCTACGGCGGAGGATGTGGATAAGGCATTGTACTTTTCGACGACAAGCCCCAGTTTCGGGTCGGCCATTTCCCCGGTATCGGCGAGGATTATATATGGTCGGGAATCTCTAAGCTATGTGGCAATGTTTGTAGGGTCTGACGACTACGTGCACAAGATTGTGTGGGACGAGGCCGGAAATTTGACGAAACAGTATGCTTATTCTCTTGACGACTTCGCCACGAAAGAGGAGGTCGAGAGTATAGATTTTGCGGGTTATTTGACCTCGCAGGGTTATAAGCCAACGCATGTGATCGACTTGGGCCGGTATGAAAACGGATCATTCGGGATAGATGATGCGTGGTACTGGGGCGATGTGCAAGGGGCGATTTACAATTATCTCGACGGGAAATGCAACTTGTTGTTGAAAGGGGCGAGTAATTATAATGAGCCACGCATGTACACGATAGAGGGTGTGGAACGGGACGGGGACACTCGTTTTACAATACGGTTCAAAACCTCGGCTACGCGTGTACACGTGATAAGCATCGACGAAGATGCTTATACGGACGAGGGGGAAAGGGTGGTTACGCAAAGCTATATCGACCTCGGCAACAGTGGCAGCGGCACGATCACATCGTCGAAATTCTCCGACACGGAGTACACGGAAATAACAAATAACCATTAAACACAAATAAAACAGATTATTATGGCAAAGATTAAGAAGTTAAAGGAAAACGGGAGTACGATTTATCCGGCAACGATACCGGAGGGGGTTGTGGATACAAACGGTTTTACGCTGGCTGAACTCTTGGACGAGTTGCTGGAAGTGCTGGCCGGGGGAAGCAGGGGTAACATGGAGCTTGCTTTCAGCGACCTGCGGGCGGCTATCGGCAGTGAGGACGGCAATGACTTGTCGCGGTTCGTGGCGAAGGTGAACGCTTTCCTCGAAGATGCGGACGCTTCGGACGCAACGATCAACCGCTGGAAGGAGATCGAATCGTTCCTTGCGGGCATTACCGACACGGAGACGCTTACCGGGTTGCTGGCCGAGAACCTGCAATCGGCGAAAAGTTATGCGGACACGAAGGTGCAACAGGGAACGGCAAACATGGTAACGATGTCGTCGAATGCCGGGGCTGCGGATCGGGTGCTGACTTCGGCCGGAAGCAATAAAACGGCTAAGGATTCGGGGGTGGCTATCGGAGACTTGGCGAAAAAAGACCTCTCGAATGTGGGGGAAGAAAACCTGAGGAGCAAGGGCGTACACCCGGAAAGGGTCATAGAAATAGGCCATGGTGAAGACGGTAACATAACTGTTACGACAGATCTTGCCGACGTAAGGACCTTTATGGAAGATGCAGGTACGTATAAGGACCCGATTTACGTGAGTGATGGATTTAAGTTGCTCCCGGCTTCGGCTATTGTCAGCAACGACTCATACTATCTTGTATTTTTGGGTAGTAGCAGTCTCGGCGCAGAAATCTATTCCTTGTATTTTACGAACGATGATGGTTTTTCTTTGCGGTCTCAAAAGAGATATGCCCTTTCGGATTTCCTGACCGGTGTTCCGGTTGCGACAGGTTCGGCCCTCGGCGGCGTGAAGAGCGGCGGGGACATCACCGTAGGCTCGGACGGGGCGGTTAAGGTGAACCAAGCCACGAAAGCGACGCAGGACAAGAACGGGGCGGACATCGCGGCCACGTATCTGAAATCGGCGGCAGTAACGGACGTAACGGATTATAAGGAGATAACGATTTGAGAAACTCGGCGGGCGGGGTTTCCGTCTGCCTTCAATACTTGAAACATGGCAAGGATAAAGAAACTGAAAGAGAACGGGAAGACGGTGTACCCGGCGACGATATGGAACGCGGTGGTGGACCCGACCACGGGCATGACCCTGAAACAGCTTGTTGCCGAACTCACCGACGCGCTCAACCGAATAGACGCCTCGACGCTACAAGGGCACGGGATCGTTACGGCGGGGGAACTCGACCCCAAAAACAAGATTCCCGTCGTGGGGAATGACGGGGTCATGGAGATAGGCCGGTATCTCGACTTCCACATGGACGGGTCGAAGGAGGACTACAACATACGCCTGCGGTGCGACACGACGGGGAAGTACCAGCACTACCTGCCCGCAAAAACGGGTACGGTGGCCCTGACGAGCGACATTTATGAAAATATCCCGGATAGAATCGGTGTAGGTACTACGGCAGGTGATGAAAATGATTATGTGGAACATGATTCTCTCCAAGTATTCAAAGCGGCTATCGATAACAAGAATTTCCCGGTTATAAGCGTTGCCGGAGAAAGAACAGATGGACAACAATGCTGTTGGCAATTGTGTATAGACCCTTATACTGGAGCACTCCGATATCGATACGCCCTTTCCGGTTCAGGAGGAAGATTTACATTTAGTGCGTGGCGTAATATCGGATAAAAACAGCATGCCATATGTTACGAATCACACTCTTGTCAAATGAATTAAAAGACTTATAGTCATGAAGAAAATCTTAAACCGGGTTCTGAGATATATAAAATCGAAAGATATTTATTACTGGTTTGCACTCGTCCTTTTGGTCGCTTTACTGTGTGTTATACTTCTTGATGTTTTTAACGCATTGGCTTCTAATCCATAGAATTATGTACGGATCACACAACAGCCTGACAGGCTATAAACCGATGAAATGGTGGGGACGGCTATTACAACCTTTCGCCCGCTGCCAGCGAACGGCCGTCGAGGAACAGATAGAGGGCGGGGCACGGGCATTCGACCTGCGTGTACGCTTCGGTAAGGGCGGCCTCGTAGCCTGCCACGGATTGGTCGAGTACAAGGCCGATGTTCCGGCCGTTGTGGCAAGGCTCGAAAATGCAGGGTGCTGTTACCGCATAATCCTCGAAAACGTCATGGGCGGACGCTGTGTGTCGGCCGACGACCTCGACCGGCTCAAAGCCATGTTCATCGACAGGAAACACCCGCACTGCCTCTATGTGAGCGAAAAACGGTCGTGGAACACGACCCACAACCCGCATTGCAAGATACGCCCGGGTGAGCAGAACCGGCACGGCGGAACGGGGTGCATCATTCCCCGCCTTTGGGTTCGGAAGTATGGACGCGACCGATTCCGCCACTCGCTGAACTTGAAGTGTGATGCCGATACCATTTATTGGTACGATTTCGTGTGAAAAGGGGGGCCAACTCCCTGTCATTCTGAACGCAGCATAAGCGGAGTGAAGAATCTCTTGCCAAATGTTGCAACCCTCGTGATATGATGTCATTCCGAAAGGCTTTGCCTTGAAGAATCTCCGACCAAGTGAGCATTTTGCATGAGATTCCTCGTCGGCTTCGGGCCTCGCTCGGAATGACAACTTTACACAACGATAAACACAGTAAACAATGATGGACAAAATATTCAACTGGGAACAATGGCGCATCATAGCTGTATCGGCAGTAAGCCCCGTGCTGGCGTTCCTCACCCCGACGAAAGGTTTCGTATTTGCCCTTGTTATCATGTTCGCCTTCAACGTGTGGGCGGGTATGAGGGCCGACGGCGTATCCGTCGTCCGGTGCCGAAACTTCTCCTTCCGGAAGTTCAAGAACGCGCTGGCCGAGCTGCTGCTCTACCTCATTATCTCGGAGACCATCTACTCGATTATGCTGAATTGCGGGGACGACACCGCCGCCCTTATCGCAATGAAGTCGCTCACCTACGTCTTCATGTACGTCTACGTGCAGAACGCCTTCCGCAACCTCATACACGCTTACCCCACAAACAAGGCCCTGCGCATCATCTACCACGTGATACGCTTCGAGTTCAAACGCGCCCTGCCCGAAAACGTGCAGCGCATCGTCGAGCGCGTAGAACGAGAACACGGCGAGGAGATAAACGAAGAATTTACCGATAAAAACAAGGAGACAGAAAAATGAAAATCCCTTTCTTCTCCGTCAAAGAACTGGTGTGCAAGCACGTCTACGAACGATACGGCGAGAGTGCCGCCATGTTCCTCGACGACAAACTCATCGAGACCCTGAACGTGATGCGGGAGCAAATCCTATGCGCCCCCATGACCGTCAACAACTGGCATGCAGGAGGAAACTTCACACAACGAGGTTTGCGGTGCAACATCTGCGAACTGGTGAAAAGCAAGACCGATGCAGGAAGGCTGTACCTGTCGGCTCACATGTTGGGAAAAGCCGTCGATTGCAACGTCGAGGGCATGACCGCCGAAGAAGCCCGCCGGCTCATCATCGCAAAACAAGAACTGTTGCCGTACCCTATTCGATTGGAGGACGGCGTATCGTGGCTCCACTTCGACCTCTACAAAAACGGCAAAAACGAAAAGGTATACCTCTTTAAGGCGTAGACACCATGAACGAAACAAAAATCTCTGTGGCCACCACCGTTGCCATCTTCCTGTTCATCGCCACCGTCATGCTTTTCTCGTCGTGCCGGACGGGACAGCAGGTGGTAGTGGTCGAGGGAAAGGATAGTATAAAAATAGAGGAACGGATAAGGGAGATAAAAGTAACCGACACCCTTTTTGTCGAAGTCCCGGCGCAATCGGCCGAGCGGACGACTGCCGACAGCACGTCCCACCTCGAAAACGACTACGCCCTGAGCGATGCCCGCATCTTGGCCGACGGCTCGCTCTTCCACTCTCTCGAAACAAAGCCTCGCACCGACACCCTTACGCAAGAGCTGTCCGTACAAGTCCGGGACACGACTATCTACCGGGAAAAGGTCATACCGCAAGTCGTTACCGTTGAGAAAGAACTAAACCGGTTCACTCAAATGAGGATATGGTTGGGCAACGTGATGCTCGTACTCATAGCCGGTGCGGCCGCTTGGACGGCGACACGGCTCTTCTTGAAGAAATAAAAAATATATATCACTTCGTTTTATTTTTTATGAACATTCCGTTTTGCGGAATTATACGTATAACCCTATTTAGTTTTTAAGTATGGAAATAACACTGAGAATAAACAAAGAGGATGTGTATGATGAGGTGGCAAAAACAACGGAGTACACAGGTGCAAAAATGGACGATGAACACGCCTACGAGAAAATTTCAACCACCGAGGAAGACAAGACTATGCTTGAACGCTTTTGGAATGAGTGCAAGAATATGGTTTCTGGCAGTTTGAAAAGAGTGCTTGTATCAGAGGTAGAAATGAACGGTGAGTATTCTTTGACATTGGGATTATCAACGGCATTCGATGAGAGCCTAACGGGCAGTATGCAGCGTAGCCTATTCTCATTCTTTGTGATGAACATTACCGCCAAGTGGTACACCTTTGCCAATAAGAGCGAGGCAACTGGATATGCAACGGAAGCTGCGACATACATTGAGGATATTATGCGTAAGGCTTTCCATAAGAAGAAGCCGACACGCCCCACATACGACTAATGATTTACACACTTAAATTTAACCAATATGGCAGAGAATAAACAAACAATCACAGTTACCCAACAGGTAAAGGAACTTGTTTATGACATTCAGAACAAAGCGTACTTGACCGGACAGGCACGAGAGGCTGAGGGTAAAAAAAGTTATGAGTCTGCATCGAATATGCAAGCAAGTGATGATGCAGAGAGCAGTTACCAGATACGCCGCTCGTTGGCGAATGCTTTCTCCACATTGAAAAGTCTGCTTGGAGAGTATCTGTCGGAAGAAAAGACGACAAGCGACAACCTTATTTCAGACGAGATTGACAAAGGCGGTGTATTGAGCCTTTCGTTTGTATTGCCAAGTAACTACAACAACGCATCGGCAGACAGCCTCGGCAACAGCATTCACTCTTATTTGGTGGATATGGCTCTGGGCGATTGGTTTGCCATTACCAACAAGGAGGATGCAGACACCTACATTTCTCATTCAGCCGTATCATTGGAGAATGTGAAACGTGCACTGTACAAACGTAGTCGCCCGACACGCCCCACATACGACTAATGTACCCATGCGATAACAGCCAGCCACAGACAAAGGCTGTCATGCTGACGTTCAAGCGGTCGGAACTGATATACGATGCAGAGAACTATTCGTTTGTTGAGGGCGACATCATGAATACAGACGATGAACACGCACGGCATCAGGTGTTCGACATCGGGCAGAAAGGAAACATTGACCGGGTAACAAGGGTGCTGAACCTTACCCATACTGAATGTGTTGAGATACTTTATCCATATACGAAAACTGAGATACCAGACGAGCAGGAAGCCCTCAACGACATTCTGATCGCACCGGAGGAATACAACATTGTGCTAAACTTGCCAATTGGCTTTTCAATGAGTACGGTACAGTTGCTGAAACATCTGATACACGAGTACCTTGTATGCAGGGTGCTTGCCGACTGGATGAGCATCACGAATCCCGGCAGCCAAGCGAATTGGGAAGATAAGCTGAAAGACATAAGGTACAAGATACAGACAAGCCTTGTATCAAGAATCGGTAAAGTCAGACGGAAACTAAAACCATTTTAGCAAGAAAGAGCCGAGGTACATCACACATATCCCGGCTCTTTTATTACCCCCCAATCTAATACTATGAGGAAAACTATCGTACTTGGTTTGTCATACGTGGTTCAAATACAACGGTACAGCCATAAATGCTTTCCGCCTTGTTGAAATGGCAGACAAGAGCAAGGCGGTAGGCTTTATAAGGTGTACCCCGGAAACCTCGCATAATTTTATCTACACTACTCCATACGGTATGCCAATGTATGAGATCGTTTGAGCCATACAGTATTTGCTGAACATGTGCAGAGCGGAACATACCACGCTGTATGACAGTGTTTATTGTCTTAAACGAATCAGGTGCATCCAACTTGAACGGACGTGTGATGATAAGCCCCGAGATGTTCTCAGCCACAGGCTTTGAGAAATCGACCAATTTCGCACCGTGAGCCATTGCAAGGGCTTCGGGATAAGAATTAACATTATCCACAATGTCGGAACGCATCATTCCCCACAAATATGTTTTCATCGAATAGAGATAAGCGTAATGTACATTGGGATTATAGACAACAATACGTTGATCGACATAATCGTATATCATACGACAATCGGCAAGAAAATCTTTAAATGACAAGAAAGATAGGTCTTGTATATTAAGCTGTTCATCTTCCCCTACCCGACCATTGTAAAAATCAATTATCTTGTCATAGAACGGCAAATCCGATAAAACAAACATATCCTCTGCATCAAGAGCATCGGAGATACATTGTGTTTCGGATCCACTGATAAGCATAATTCCTCGGTCTGTCACAAAGAGTACAGCACTATCGATTTGCGTTATACTTTCGGGATTGATACATACATCGCGAGTAACTGGTTGCTTGGCCGAATATGTTCCGGTTGAAGATACCTCCAATGCCCACACTCCTTCTGTTGTAAAGGCATAGAGAGGAAACTGTCCGAACTGACCTTGTGAAAGTGCCTTTGTTGCGGAAGATATACCGAGGATTTCACCCGTACCTACGGCATTGATTCCGGAGAGGGGAAACAAGAAAGGATTATTGACTTCCGAGGTATATATTTTATTGGATATTCCGATAATGGTGCTTTCGGACAAAGTGGGTGCTGAGGCTTTATTTTCAAGTTTGTCAAGGCTTTTCCAATCCTTAAAATAGAATGCCCCGTTTAGGAAATCGTGCGGTTCAAGAGGGACTTCGTAATAGGAGGCGGTATACATGCCGGACATGACAACGGCCTTGTAAGCGTTTGTATTGGGGTAATACAGGAATAGCAAGGGTGTGTTTGCGCCGAACGTGGCCACATCGCCCCGAACGACGAAAGTATTACCGTCTTGCTTGATAAAGAAATAGACACGGATAGTTGTTTGGGCAAGAATTCCGGTAGTAGGCTCTTTGAATCCATCGGTATAGGTAAAAACAGAAGCGGCATTATATCCGTCAAAGAGCTTCTTGGATAAGTTTGCCAGATTGAGTCTTTGGTTGTATGGAAAAGCGTAGCGGGGAATCAGCGTATCGTGAGAATCATAGTCGTCGGTCATGACTTCCCGGGCAACGAGGGATTGCAGGTAATCGTCTTCAATCTCCACAATTTGACGGGAAGAAGAAAGAGCATCTATCTTGTATGAACGGAGGAGATAGAATTGCGAAATATTTCTTATATCCTCTTTGACTTCTTGGGGAGTATGATACGGGAGTTGGAGGCAAACAGATGGAGGGGCAAATCCTGCCTCAGAGACATGTAGATCGGTATAAAAACGTTTTTGATAATAATCAGACCCTTTGGCTTTACAAACCGACCATGCGTCTTCGGAACTGTCGCTGTGGATAAGAAAGCCCTGACATTGCCCTGCCTGATCGTAAGTATAAATAGGTTGTGAGATAAATATATCAATGGAAGATACTATGTCTTCCCAGTTTTTCAAATCGTCAAGCTGCGCGGAATCCACAACCGCATAATCGAGCCGGTGAAAGACTGCCGAAAGGTATAAAGCAGCCTTTGTGACCTTATCATTCCCCTCTTGGGAAGAAAAGGAAGATACAAAACACTGCGGAGAAAGATCAGATGAGGTAAGCATGAAGATAGGCGCGGAATGCATGGCAAGAGAGCCATCATAGAGACGGTAGGCATAACGGACAAAGAATGGGAAAATAAAGCGACCAGCGTTTGTAGTGTTTTCGGCAACAAACTTGTTAACTTTCGCCAATACCTGCGATGTAATTTTGGACTTATTCTCATCAGTTAATCCGTCAATACTGGTAATGGTCGATCCTTCCATGTGGACATGTATCGGGTCGAACTCAATATCGAAGTTCCCGGTATTGGCGAGATTTCCTTGCAGGCCGAAAGAAAGGGATAGTTCAGGGATATGCGTCCCGAGGTATTTATAATCGGACTTGTCGCCTATCCACAGGAAATAATGCATACCGTCAGATGCAAGGACAACAAGGGTGTTGCCAACTGCCGTTACTTGGTAGATTGTAGTCGTAAACGTGTGTAGTGATGTAGGACTACTTGTGTCCTTTCCGTTCCACCATTGCAGAGAACCGTTTGTTTTGAGAATGATATAATGGCTAAAATTGGCTGTTTCATGTATAAACTTAACAGTAGCTCCACTTTCGAGTTGCAACACCACAGACGGAGGAAGCACAGGCTTCATTGTACCGTCCTCAGGGATAAATCCCATAGCGGTAGCCAAATCCCCGTCCGGGCATTCGTAGTCAGAGGGGTTGGCTGTGTATCCGTTGTATTTGATCTCCTTAATCATATCATAATATATATTTGATTATAATTGGCAATGCTGTTCCATAGTGCTGTAACTCGACAGGATTACCGCAACACAAGCGTACTTTGTCGCCACCTCTGCACCTTGACATTATGTAACGGCAGAGCGTGATTGATGAGGCTACGCAATGGTGTCCATTCTTGTTGGAGCGGAACACCATACCCTCGTGCTTACCAACCACAGGGAAACGATGCTTGACATACAGATATGTTTCGCCCTGTCCTTCTATTATATCAACAACATCGCCGTATGCCAAATCCAACGACTTTGACACACGAGCGGATATATTGATACGTCCTCCGCGATGAAAGGTAATATCAGCCTTTCGAGTATTTCCTAATATGCTTTGCATTGGGTTTCTCAAATTGATAGTAAATCTTACCTTGACCTGTACGACACACAGAAACAGACAATTTGACACGTTGTGTTGCATTCAGTCCGTAGTCATAAAAGATATGTCCGACAGATGGGCAGAGTGTCTCAAAACCGATGCAACGATACTTGTCGTTGTACTGAATATCACACATTTGCGTAGGTTGCTCGATGCAGGGGTTAGACATAAAGCCGTAACTATCGCCGTCCGTAACCTTGAACACAAATACACGAGCCTCATCGTCCTCAAAGGCGTTGTCCTTAATGTGGTTGAACAATGCCTTTGAGAGTGTTACCGAGTTGTCGGCAGGATCGGCAATGACGTAGTACCGAAGCGACTGCCACCATTTTTTTACTTTCTTGAAAATCATAGCCCAAAGATAAATGATGAACGGTACACGGATAGTTTAACTTTTTACTGCCATATCTACACAGACTTTTCGAGAGCGGAACGATACCGTTTCGATGAAGATGAACGAGAGAGTTGTTTCAATCTCTCTTCGGTGATTGTCGGCAGCCTCACGAGTAGCGAAGATGTATGAGCAGATTTCCTGTTTTGCTACACCTTTGGTAGCGATAATGTTTGCATAATACTTGCGACCCAAAAGGAACGCAATAATTTCTTTGAATACTGTTGAATACATAATTCTGTTATTTTAATCTTTAAACAAATTTGCCTGTTTCGGTTGCTTGGGCGTTCCGATGATGTTATTCATACGCTCAATCTCTTTATCAATATCGGCATCAAGAGCCTTACTGTTACGCAAAGCCGTTTGATATTCTTTGAATAGCTTATTCTCATAAGCTAACATTTCATCGTAGGCATCTTGTATTTCTTCTTCTGTCATAATTCCTTTGTATTGAATGTTTTATCGCAACTTTTTCCAATAGGTTCCAATATCTAAGCTGTCCTAAACGGGCAATTTTGAGTTGTTCTTCTAAAAAGAGTTTCCGATGTTTACCTCTTCGTTCGGGACAACCAAATCCTGTACGAACAATATTTCCTTCTTCGGTACAGTAAAGTACTCCGGGTATATGCGTATAAAAATCTTCATACTTTTCTGATTGCAAGAAAGATGTTACCTTGTCATATATTTTTTCCGGAACGCAGTAATAAAAATAATAAACACGCTCATCGTCATGTTTGTGGGCTTTTTTGAAGTCGGTTTTGAAGTCTGCGAAAGAGCGTTTTATCTCTACTTCGGTCAGATAACCGCTTTTGGATAGGACAACAAAGTCGGCTTCGTAATCGAGAAGGCCCCATGAAAGGTTGGGGATCATAATGTCTCCGCGTTTATTCCACAGTGTACTATTTCGTAGTCCTAACAATATTTGTTCTATCGATAGTTCGGTGTCCATAATATCTCTTAATATAATCAAATGAATATGCTTATCCTGTCATGTCTTGTTTTATTTTATAAGTTCAAAATCATAGACAAATACATATGGGTTACTTTCCCATGTACCTTTCCCGGATATTTTGTCTATGAGAAAAGCAAATGCCTTCTGTCCTGTATGGAAATGCTTATAGCAATATTCATTTACGCCTGTGCCATAGCCAAAATTTTTCCCTTTAAACACAAACTGTTTTGTCGGACATGTTACAACCCAATCCTCCGGAGGATGCCTATATATTCGTCTTTCAATGCCTTCTTTTTCACAATCATCGTCGCTTATATCTTGCAACCGTTCTATTCTGACATTTGTAATGCGGATTTGGTGGGGCATTTTTTCTGGCGACACAAACATTTTATTTTTAAAACCGGGGTGGTCGGCACAGCAATACCAACTTGCCATATCAACGTTTTTCTCAAAATGCTCCGCACAAGAAGTATTTTGAGGATCTTCAAGTTCTGATGCTATTTGAAGATAGCTTTGCGCTACGGCTACTATCTCGCCGATTTTATATTTCGGCTTGGTTATTAGTTCATTTCCGTCGAAATCAAATGTTATTATATTGTTTGATTCGATTTCCAGTCTTCCGTATGACTCTTTTGGTAATTTATAAATTCTTCTTGTTTGTGTTTTCAGTCCTTGTAACACGGCTCTCGTCAAGCCGTAATGATCGTTGAACATTATCTTTTTCATAGTTCATCTGACAAATGAGGGATTGGTAAATAATGGGTAATATTTGCATTCCTTTCTATATAACCTCGCCACCCGGCAATATCGCTTATAGTGGAAATAATTTCGTAGTCAAAGCAATTTTCCTCATGTATGGCAAGGACAACAGGCATATATTCCACGAAAAAATAAGCTATCTTATCTAAACACTCATCGGTTGCAAAACCGTTCTTATCTCGCTCTATCTTTATCCAATTCATTGCGCGCCTCCTTTCTCTTGTTCCTCATATATTTCTTCAATGTACTTTTTCGCCGGATAAGAAAAAGGCGTGCCATGCATCTCAAAACACGCTACAATGTCTTCGATGGCTTCTTTTGCATTACATTTATAATTTTCTTGGTAACCTTCCAATAAAATGCGTAAATCGTCCTTAAAAACCTCATTTTTAAGTTCCTGAACTTCCACAATTGCATAACCTCCGTTCCTATCGCATATTGGGCATATCAACAAGCTCCCACAAGATTTTTCTTTCTTGGTCATTGGTTCACATACGAAACAAAACAAAGGGAAAATGGGGAAAGAAAGACCCTCCGAAACATAAAATGCACCTTTTGGCACAGTTACAACTTGCCCCTCCCGTTCAAACCCGTCTATCTTTGCTTTCATATTGAGCCTCCTTTCTTCAACTCTGCAATAAGGGCATCAGCGAACACAACGGCAGCATGGGTCACACTACACGGTATATTTCTCCTGCTATTCAATTCTGCACCCTCGTATAATACTTGCGCATAAAACTCTTCGTTAGACATTATTGCACAAATTGCTTCTTTGGCAATCTCATATCTGCGCTGTTCCCAGTCTATTTCTTTGTACGCTTGTGTGGCTGTATTTTCTGCGTCCTGCATCTCGGTGGTCTCTTGTTTGGGGTATTTCTCAAAGAACTCGTCGAACTCTTTGCCTATAATGACCATGTTCCAAAAATCGAAACCGTATTCTGTTTCTTTCCATTCGAATCCCCCGCTTTTCTTGACCTTGTGGGCACATTCTTGGAACACGCCCACATCGGCTTTGTTTCCTTGCCGCACCTGCTCTTCGACCATTTTTCGGACAACCTCGATAGGGAAGTCTTTTATTTCGCCCATAAGGTCTTTTTCTGTGATTTTGATTTCGTTCATAGCGTATCTTTTTTTTTGTTTTACTTTTCTTTCAGTAGTTCGGGATTATCGTGGATATTGCCTACGACCCTGCAATCGCCAGCCACTTCGCCCAAATAACGGCCAATCGAGTTGCAAGGGTAGACCATGATGCTATCCCGGTGGTATTCTACGTAGGCAAGGCTTCTCATCCAATCAACTTTAAGTATGTCTCCCTCATAAATTTCTTTGCCGTTCTTGTCGTACAGCCCGGTGAACTGCCCGACGGTTTCGGGAATGACCAAGAATTCTTCTCCATACGCATCAACATCATCTGGATTATCAGCCCATGTATTAATGTGTGTGCTAATGGTAACAGAGCAGTCATTTTTATGAAGTAAATCGCCAAATATCCAATTTCCGTCGGTGAGGCGTTTTCCTCTGAATTTTATTTCACGGTTCATTTTGTTGAAAATTTGATGATGAAAACATCGTGATCCGGTGCGCCCCATTCGGGTTTGCCCTTACCGATTGTGATGCTGTCGATATTGAAAGGCATCGTAATATTGGTATATCCTCTGCGGAAGCGAACGTGGGTAAAACCTCCGGAAATAGCGCAAAAATTTAGTGTGTTTTCACAGCGTTGAGGAAATAAGCAATGACAGCCGTTAGTTACGGCGTTTCCGATGTCTAATCCACGACTGCACCACTTGAAGCATTTCATTATGCGCTTAGCCCAGTACGGCTTTATCTCGCGGTACTCCTCACGTTTCTCGCCGGAGGCAATCATGTCGTACCACTTGCTTTTTAATACGAGGTCGAGTGTTTTCATTTTATTCTGTTTCCTCCTTTTCTGTTTTGATGTGTCCTTTCTCAACGCACCAGCAGAGCATTTGGTAGATGCATTCAAGCAGGGATTCTGATGCAAAATACTTTATAGGTTCAAGGAAGTTTTTACTCTCATCATAACTGACCATACAAGAAGGTGTTATTGTTAACCAAAACCAATATACTGTACCTGGGTACATTTTATTTTCAACGCATTTGATAGACTCTGGAAGCAGCTCAATAATGTCTTGCAAGGTGTATGCCGGTATAGGTTCTAAAAGGGATTCGCGCCTACCTGTCCAATCGTCATTGAATGCCACTTCACGTCCTTTGGGTGTTTTTATCCAGCACATGGTGGCATCGCTTGTGTCAAGTCCAAGATTTACGAGATACTGCATCTGCTTGATAGACAATACTTGTTTTGTTATGTCCATAGCTATTCTTCTTTTAGCGACTATATTGTAAAAAAATGTCTCTATCAATCTCAACTCCGTTAAAAGCAAGGTCGAAGAATATATCTGCGGGACAAGATTCTGTGTCTATTATGATGTATAATCCTTCTCCTAAATAAGATTCACAAGTAACATCGTCGCTCCAAGAGATATATTTCTGTGCTTCTTTTGCAACTTTGTCTGCATAGACAAGGTATTCGCAGTTTTTCTGACAGGTTTTAATTAAAAGGTCAAATATCTGTGAACGGGTCTTCTTTTTGCTCATATCATAAATTCTTTTTCTTTTTTGATTTGTTTTCTCATTTTCGAGTTGTACATAGCCAAACGTTTGAGCTTTGCCGTACTTTTCAGGAAGCTGTTTCCTCTGCCCCAATGGTGGCGGCGGGAGATTTTCGAGAGTTTGTTTTGGGAGGTCATATCATGCCGAATGCTTTAAGTTTCAATCTCCATGTTTTTAATAATCCTATCCTCTTTTTCAATTCTCTGATAATGAAACGTCTTGATTCTTTCGGTATAATGAGGGTCTGTGCACAAATGGTATCTCGGTCATAACTTTGATAGTATTTCGTCCCGGGTGGAATAATACATTTTATGACTACATCATTACAATATACACACTCATGTACAACCCTGCTTGTCTCCGTATAGGCATGTATATAACCGTCTGTTATATCCCATCCCCAACTATAATCTGAAATGGGATAAATCTGTGGGCCTCTATGATATTCGGATTCAACGGCTTTAAAGACTCCCCGAAATATTTCGTTTGTGCAATTATACTCTTGCGCAGGGGTAAATATTCCGGAATCCTTGATAACGAAATGTTTATATACTATTATATTTTCGGTGCTTTCAGAGGGGTGTTTTTGTCTTGAAATAAGCATTGTTTTTACATTTTTTGTTTCATAATATCCACGTCAGTACAGCTGCAATCCAACCGCTTGAAGACAAAATCAAGAACACCACATTCCATTTCCACTGGTTCGACAGTCGGTCGCGATATTTGTTAATCGTGTCTACATCGACTTTATAGCGTTTTCGTATTTGCTGGTCCAACCATTTTTCTACATGGTCTCTTATCTTTCTACAAGCATCGTTCGATATGGCATATATAATTTCTTTTGAAGAAAGTTGATAGGAAGCAGGTTTGACATATACGCACGGAGTGATCGTAACGATGTCATTCCAACTTCTATCTATTTCCATTTCAAGGCTTATAGTTAAATTACAAGCATCTTTTATTCCGTCCCTTATGCCTTCTTCTATTGTGGCTTGTGTGGCTTCGGCTTGTTCTTTAAGACGTTTATATTCGTAATCGGTGAGTTGTACTATTCTTTCCATTCTGTTTTTATTTTTATTTGCTATCTGCGGGTAATAAATCTTCTACGTATGCCCAACGAGCGACATATTTGTGTAGCGCCGGGGTAAAGTATCCATAGATATTCCATTTGCCTTTGTTCGTTCCCTGCTTCTCTACTCTTCCTATGTGCCACCCCTCTCTCATTGGGTCGCGCAGGTATAGCAAACATTGCCTCATAAAATCAGGCTTGTCTGCCGTAGTGTGCCACACGGAATTGATGCGCCATTGTGCGCCGGCTTTAAAAATATCCGGACCAAATTCACAGATCGCGTTATTTTTCCCTGTTTCATAAATGTCATCGATTACGGTATAATCTATATGATTGTACAAAAAGTCATCAATATAGCTGTTTGCTGCCCTCTTTATTTGTTCTTGCGTCATGATCTTATTTGTTTTAGTAAGTTCTCCAACCCGCGTACGTCCTTTATGGACTTACCTGTTGCCCAGCCACTATATGGAAAAAGAGTAACCCTATACCCTTTGTAGATGAACTGTATCTTACGGTTATCCCTGTTGGTTATTTCATAACCAAGTCCTTCTATCTTCTTAACAGCATGTTGAATCCTTTTAGGTTCTAAGAGTTCTTGCCTCTTTATATCCAGTCTTGCCATGTTTCGTGTTTTTTATTCGTTTTGAATGATTGCTTTGAATATCTCGTATGCGAGCTGCGGTACTATGGCGTTCCCGCCGCTGAATGTTACTATCACTTTCATTGTCGTATTTTATTTTCGGTTACTTGTAGCCGATCCATTTTCTTTAAAGTGAGGACACTGTTTCAATTTTTCCTTATAGGCAGGTGGTATCCACCACAACGGCTCATCAGGAGGGTTGGGCAAATATCTCTTGCACTCGTTTCGAATTGGACAGGTAACACCCGAACAGTAACTGTAATCTTTGTTCATAAATTATTTGTTTGAAGAGAGTTTTCTAAACGATTGCTCCGTACCAAAATTGACAATGTGCATCATTTCCCGGAAGCGGTCAGCAATACGTTCATCGTAATACTTTGAAATTTCTTCCGCTGACAAGTTGGACGATACCAACGTGCAGAATTGTTCCTCGTAACGGAAAGAGATAATATCCATAGCAGCCGTAACGAAATCGCCGTAATATATGCTTTCCTTTGGCTCTTGGCCGAGATCGTCAATGGCGAGTATCTCAATGGTGCGTAACCTCTTGTATCGGTAGGCATCGCTCTCATTCTCACGTGTTGGATTGTTATACGCCTTTGCAAGCCGTACAAGATCTTTTGCCGTAATGAACGTGTAGCCACGTGTCGGGTAATCGTCCTGTCGGCTACTATACCCCTCATCGCTCCGCAGGAAGTTCGTGAGGTTTTGCAAGGCTCGGAGGATAGTTGTCTTTCCGTTACCTGCTCCGCCACAAAGGAACAGCCCAAATGTTGAGGACTGCGAGGTAAGCCATTGGGCAATATCCCAAAGGTGTTTCTTGTATTCTTCGGTGTCGATGAACTCCCTATGCCGACTGACCACCTCCGCTTTACACGATGCGTAGAGCATTGCATAAACCTGTTGGGGTGTGTATGGCAACCTAAAACGTGTCGCCATACGTTTTAGGCTCATCAGATGAGAGAACATTTCCTCTACGTTGATTTCGTCCTTTGCTCCTATCTTTATCATCTTTCTCTCTGTTTTTATTCACTATGCGTAACCACGAATTAAAATGCTGTTTGGCATCTTGCAGGGATTGATGTCCGCGTTCCTTGCCGTCTGCCACACATTGCACCCGGAAATCATCGAGGCTATTCCGTAGCAGCTCTATTTTCATTGAGTGAAGCACCTGTAATTGGTCGAGCCAACATTCATCTGCTTTCAGTTTTTCAATTTCTTGGTCGAGCGTGAGCGAATAGAGTTCATAATCTGGCTGTGTCTTATTATAGTCAATTCCGTTTTCATGTTTGGAGGCTTCCACCTGTTCTGTACACTCAATATGGAGTTTGCATTTATCAGGTATAGTGATATTTCTGCGCTTGGCACGTGTACACATATCTATGTAGCGATGTTGAATGGATGCAGATGTTATAATCCCACAAGAAAGTAGTTCTTTATCAAACAGCCCCACTGTTCCACAGTACGCAACAATTTCTCGCACCACGTTTTCTTTCAACCCAAAATACTCGGCTACGTCAAAGACAGTATTTACATCCCATTCCAAGAAACAGCCTTGTACTCGATATATCTCACATAGTATATAATCGTACACAGCAATACCTCGACAAGAAAAATCTTTTTTCAACCTTTTAATACGCCGATCCTGATACCTATCACAATCAACCGTGTAATAATTGAAACCTGTTTTGGTGTTTGCCATACTATATTCTTTTTTTATTTAATCGTTTCGTAAATAGTCGTCCACCTCACGTTTGAAATCGTCAAAGGAACGACACAGCACATATTTGTACTCTCCGTTGGCGCAGACGATATTCTGCCATTTCTTTTGGCTTTCACTCTGTCTGCCTTTGGTGGTTTTCATTTCGATGAGCAATGCTCCGTAATCACGGTTGCTCTTTAACAGGATGAGGTCTGCCACCCCTGCCACAACTCCCTCTGCTCTGAGTTTTACAGCCGTGACGGCATCACGTCTGCCACCGTTAGGAACAGCAAACAATCTGCCATGAAGTCTGGGATATTGGAGGGAGAACCACCGTATACATGCACATTGTATACGGTGTTCCTCTTCTGACGGCTGTTTACGCTGTCCCGATTCTTTTTTCATTCGAGATATCATTTCATCGAAAGTAGTTTTCTTCATACACCAGATCTTTTACATATATGCCATTGAAAACTCCTTTGGAATGAAACAGCCCACTGGAATCGGCTTAACAGATTCTATTGCAGTATGAATTTCCCTTTTATTAAACTCATGCCCATTTTTGATAGCATTCTTCTCACATTCTTCCTCTTTAACTTTTAGATAATGAGTAATAAGCATCATGGCTCTATCCACGTTGAATGTATGGACAACGAATGTTTGTGCATGCTGTTCTTCATCAAATGTGATAGTAGTTTCTATATGGTAGAACTTGTTATCTTCTGGTTTAAATTCTTCACACTCTTCAGTAGCCACCTTTTCAACGTATTCATCCATTGAAATTTCTTCTTTTAAATAAGCTATGGAAACATCATCAGCTTTTAACTCCTTCAAATTATCTGTAATTATGATGCAGGAATCGAACTCTTTTGCCATTATAATTCTAAATCCGTTCTTGTAATTCAGCTCGATATAATCTTTGAGTATATCAAGTACATTGTCAAGCCCTGTTGCATATAGAAGGAACTTAATTTTTTTTACCCCTATCTCAACTTGAGCCATAAAAGGATGGAGGAAATTATTTTCAAGTTCAAACGCCATTCTGTTCTGATTACTGACTTCTACTTCCTTTATACCGTCCGCTTCCATGCTAAAACGTATTTTCATAAGGGTATATTGGTCTATCAGTATACCACGCTCAAACAATACTTCATTCCGTTCAATATTGACAACTTTACCAGAATCTTCATCAATAAAAGACTCTTCCCATGTTTTTACAACTCGTTTGGCAAGGTACTTATTAAGCATTTTTGCAGGATCGGAAGTAACGTAACGTATTTCATTTTTTCTTGTTTCCACCATAATCCTAATTATTTTTTGTTCATACGTTCTTTCAATTCTTTACTTAACACGAGTTTGGCGGTGTTCTGTGCCGGAATGGTTACCACTGTTCCAGCACTGATGTTACGAGCCTTTTTAGGAGCAGTAGTAACTGCCTTGATAGTGGCAAAGCCTCGAATGAACACGCTCTCGCCCTTGATGAGCGACTTACTGATAGCCTCTACCACGCTGTCGGTGGCGGCGATTGCCTGTGAACGGCTTAAAGTCGTGTTGCTGACGATGTAGTCAACGATGTCAATTTTCTTCATTGTTACTTTGAATTAAAAGTGATAATTTCTTTTCCAATTTCTTAATCATTTGTCTTATTACCCACGCACGGCAGTTGTTACGTTGTCCGGGCAGAGTGTCATATACTTTGGCAGCACCATCGAAATACTTGATAATTTTCTGCACGTCTGTCTTGCATATATCCATTATCCCGATGTGTTGAGGAACGTGCGTACCAACTCATCGAAATAGACTTCATCGGTCGGTATCTCATCGTCCGTGTTCATAATCTCGTTTGCAATAGACTTCTTGCGGTGGATGAGGCTGTATATCGTATGGTCGATAGTTCCACGTCCAAGCAGGTAATAACAGGTTACGTTGTCTTTCTGCCCGATACGGTGCGCTCTGTCCTCACATTGGCAACAATCGGCATACGTCCAAGCCAACTCGATGAATGCCACGTTAGATGAGGCTGTGAGTGTCAATCCCACTCCGGCAGCTTTTATCGAGCAGATGATAAGGTTTACATTGGGGTTGTTCTGGAACGCATCGACTGATGCCTGTTTATTAACCGAACTATCCCTGCCTGTAACGGTTACGGCACGAGGGAAAGCCTTTTGAAGTTCATCAACAATCTCGTGGAGAGAGCAGAACACAATGAGTTTCTTTCCACTGTCAAGAAACGTACGGATAAAATCAACCGCTTGCGCTATCTTACCTTTGGTGGCCAAGGAACGCAACGTCATAAACTTTACGAGTGCTTCCATGCGCATTTTGCGGCGTATCTCGCTGTCGGTACACTCGGTGTACTCCTGCAAATAGGCGGCAAGGTCGTTAGCGGCAAGGTAGTATTCATTGGTGTTGTTTATCTCAACGTACAGATCCACTCTCGTTTTGTCGGGCAGTTGCGGCAGCACCTTTGCTTTCTCTCGGCGTATCATACAGGTATCGTATAACTGCTTGGAGAGGACAGACAAAGGAACAGCAGGTGTGGCGGTCTTATCTTTGGGGTCGGTGCAGTAGTCCGCAATGAACTTGGCACGTCCTCCGAACTCGCCTAATCTGTTCATAATAGACAACTGTGCGATTAGGTCTTCGGGGCGATTGACCACAGGCGTACCCGAAAGGAGTATGCACCAATCCTTGCCAACAGAAAGCCCCTTAGTGAAGATTGTCTGCTGCGCCGACGGGTCTTTTACACGGTGGCTCTCATCTATGATTATAGACTTGAACGCCTTTATCTGTGGGTTGAAAACAACATCTTTCAGTCGGAACTGCTTGCCTCCCTTGATATCCCAGACAAAGAACTTGCGGAGGCTTTCGTAATTGACGATGGCGACCTGATGCACACCCATTGTAAGCAGATAGCCCCAAGTGGTGCGGACATTGTTGTCAAGTACAATGGCAGACTTATCCGTGAACTTCTCGAACTCACGTTGCCAATTGATTTTGAGTGAGGACGGACAGATAACAAGGCAAGGGTAAGCACCCGCGGTATCGACAATGCCAATACTCTGCAAGGTCTTACCCAATCCCGGCTCATCGCCGATGATGATACGCTTATTCTCCAAGCCGAAGCAGATGCCCTCACGTTGGTATTCGTAAGGCTCGACACGAAGATTATGTTTCAGTACATTGCTCATTTACAAAACCATTTTTGAATAACGGCTGCACTCAGCATAACCAAATGAATTTGTTTCTGCTCTCATTTGCACGTTATTTGAAATTTTCAATCTCTGTTATCAAATCCTGTTTATCTATACCTCTGATATACTTGAACAGCACGAGATCTATGCATTGATTATAGAAGCGTTCAAACTCGTGTTGCTCCATAGCAGCGAATGATATGCTTTGGTATTCAATTTCCTTTTCTCCTCGCTCGTTGAGGGTTGAGGTGTAATAGCCCAAATCACGCTTGAAACGACGTAGCATATCTTCCTCGTTGTGTATATGCCAATATTCTGCAAGGTTGCACGGCAGGTTGTCGAACGTGAGGCGTACCAACGCAAAGAACTTTTTGTGATGTTCGTAGTTGCGTGGGTTACTTACCTTGCACTTGACCACCGAGCCGACTTTTAGACGGTTCTTCAAATTAAGGTCGCTATCATAGAGTGGCACAAGACCGTAGGGTGTTACCTTGCAGAATATATCCATATCACTATATTTGAGGGATTAAACACCAATATTGAAATGCCAATTCTTCGTATTTCTCACAACCACGAGTGTAGATAGCATCTCCACGAGAGATAAACTTCTTGAATATCTTGTAATTCTTTTTACTGATGGCGTAAATGAAATCACGATTGCTCCCAGAAATGTCCATATACCAAGCACGGCTTCTGTCCCAATCGAAGAAATCAACCGCTTCCTCGAACTGCTGTTGCGTTGCGGCAAATGTTGTTTTGAGGTCGCCACCGAAAACACCGAGCCACCAATCCCATTTGCACCGGGTATCGAGCGTGAACGGAAAGCCGCAGTATGTGAACTGCTGTGCCTTATTGACCATAAAGCGTTGCGTTTCGGCACACTCAAGTACTTTGGCAAGGAACGCATCACGGCGTGCCTCCATACGGAGAGCCTTGTGCATTTCCTGTGCGTGGCGGAACTCATCTTCACTGTATGGCACATCGTCCACCGTCAGACGGTAATAGTCGACCTTTGACGGCTCTGTGATAATGGCATCGACCAAAGAGCCGAAGCGAAAAGCCGCTTCCTTGGCGCCGAACTGCATACGTGGGTACAAGATGTTTTTCAGCTCCGTGAGGTCGGAGTTGCTGACCTCACTTCTGCTGTAATAGTCATCGCTCATAATAATCATCATAATCGGGTTCGTAATCTACCTCGTACTCTACTTCGCCGACACCATCGCACGCTTCGCAGATTTCCTTTTCGCCACGTATGTAGTGCTGATGCTTGGCTTCAGCGGCTTCCTCCGTTTCGGGGAGGCAGCACCACGCCTCTTCGGCACATTCGGTATCCTCGCCGGTCTCGATATTGTAGGCGTACCAATGGTAACCTTCGCCGTTACAGGCTTCACACTTGACCATATGAGGCTCTTTCTCGTTCCACGGCGCACGTGGGTCGTGTTCTGCTCCGGGTGGGTAGTATCCGCTTTCGTACATAGTTAGTTACTTGGCTTTTACGTCTTCGATGTATTCTACACTTTCATCTTTGAGGTATATACCCTCTTTGGCAAGTTTCTCACAGAATGTAATCTGCTTCTTAAACATCTTGGAAAGTTCCTCTACGGTGAGGTTACACCCCTCACGTGTCCACCACATCGAAAGTATCGGCATAATTCCTTCGGGATTGAGGATATTGATTTTCTCTGCAACCTTAACCTTTGGTTGGTATCCCGACATCACAGCTTGCTGATCGAAGAGGTTTTCCAGTTTGGACTGCTGACGTGCCATTTCTGCCAGTTTCTTTTCTTCCTCCTCCTTACGGCGGCGTTCTGCTTCCTGTTCCTCTGCTTCCTTACGCCGACGTGCTTCCATCTCAGCCTTAATACGTGCAGCTTCTTCCTCTGATGCTTTCGCCATTCGTTCAAGATTGGCTTTCTTGGACGGCAGACGGTCGATGATATACTGCTTTGTACTGTCAATCTCAAACTCATATTGCTCCTTGAACTGCTTGGCAAGACGTTCCTTTGTATCAATTTCTGCCTTGCGGATTTCATCAACGGTAATTCCGGCAGGAATACGGATAAGGGTGTGCAGATTATAGAGGAAGTCGGTAGGAAGTTCTGTCGAATAATCCTTAACCTGCCTAAATGATGCATCGTAGTTGTCGAGGGTTACGGCACTATCAATGGCAGAAAGGGCGTTACTGTCTCTATTCACAAGGGATTGGAACTGCTGTTTGAAATCGTCCTCAATGTCCTGTTTCATCTTGATACGTGCCGCCTCTGCCTGTTGACGTTCGTACTCCTTGCGGCGGCGTTCCTCCTCCTCGGCACGCTTCTTGGCGGCGAACTGATTACGGTATTGCTGCAACTTGAATGGGATTGTATCGGCTTTTGTCGGTTCGATGGCATTCTCCATTGCAGTAAACTCCTTGCGTATATCATCAAAAAGTTTGGTTACAGGCGAGCGGCGTTCGTTCATTTTATTAACCGTCTTGCGTGCTTTCTCAATATACTGTGCCGCCTGCTGGTCGAGTTCGTCTGTCATTCCTTGTGCTTGAATGGAATCAAGGATGTGCTGACCAGCTTCGATGCATTTCTCACGAGACAATTTGTTGTCTTGGTATGACTGAGGAATGGCAGACACGATGATCTGAATATTCTCCTGTTTTACGATTGCTAATTCCTGTGGCATAGTAGTAGTTTTTTTTAGAATGTATCATCACCATTGTTGTCTGACTGTTGTGTGGGATCGATAACGACACCGGCCGACATATCGGGCTGAGGTGCAAAGTGCTGTTCCTCCTGTTGAAATTGTTCTGCACCTACACCACCGTATGGGTCGATGTTATTCGGCTGTTGTTGCTCAATGATTTCAGTTTCAAGGGCAGAGCCACGACCGATGTTCAGTTTTGGATAGGTTTTGAAAGCGTGCTTTACACATTTTGCCATAAGGAAGCCTGTGTCTATCTGTCCGTCCTTACCGTACAGTTCGTTGGACTTGGTTACATACTGACGTGTCTTGGTATCGTAATAGGTGTTCTGCTTGTCGCTGTAACCTTTGAGCCGCATCCAATCCTGTTCTGTCATTACAGAATAGTCAATGGTGCCGTCGGCACGTGTAATTTTCAAGAAACAGGCGATAATCTTGTCGGACTTGCGAGGAAAGGCAGACATATAATTCACGACCTTTTGTCCGTTCTGTTCGCCGTACTGGAATGTATCGCCCTCGTACACGATTACAGGGTTGTCGGCATGGCGTATCTGCCCGGCATTCTTACGAAGTACCAATTCACCATAGCCCGAGATGGTGAGGTTGCAAACTTTCTCCCATATGTCATTGCCCTGTTGGTCTTTTCCTACTTTAACAGAGCGAGGGATAAGGTAGCAGAGCGACTGTGCACCTGTGGCAAGGGAGAGACCCTTTACAGCAAGGTCGATAAAGGCATAAAAGATGGACGTGCCGGAGCATTCACGGAGGTTTGACTTATCCCTCAACTGTTGGTTGAAGTAGATTGCTTCACGTTCGTACACCTGTTCGCCACCCTCTTTCCAAATGGAATTATAGACGTTGATAAATTGGTTACGGACACGCTCATTGCGTATCACATCGGCTGCCCTCATCTGTTGCAACTCTTGGGCTAATGATAATGCATTGCTCATAATGTGTAATTTTGAATGTGAATAAAACAGTTTGTCATCTCTTTGTGGAAGTGGCAGGATTTGAACCTGCGACCTGCTGCATCTCGGCCATTTGGGGTACGCACCGCCGCTCTATCCGCTGAGCTACACTCCCTTGTTTTTTTATTTGAAATAGTCCTGTCTGACCTGTTGCAAGGCTCTCAACTCTGCTGTCCGATACTCAATCTTTCCGGGACGTTTGCAAGGCTCTATTTTGCCTTGCTTGCGCCAGCGGTCGACATTTCCACGGCCGAACATGGCGTATGCCTGTCGTTGGCTGATGGTTTCGGGGTCGTTGCGTACGTCGGAGAGCATACGAACCACAGAAGCTGCCACATCTTGGATAAATGTCTCGTAGGTTACTGATTTGTCGGAAAAATCGAGGGTGAGCATAGTGTTACTTTTTATCGGTCTGACAAGCTGGTTTCTTATCGTACTCTACATTTCGTTTGAGCAGGGTGCAGTAGCGACCGTTCAGGCTTTCGTATGACTTCGGACATTTGCCACATATAGGGTTTGTTTTTGATTTCATACCACTACTTGTTTTTCTCTTGCTGATACTCTATCCAAGACAGACGTATGAGAATCCCTATAAGGTATGCGAAGAACAGAACAACACAGAAACCAAAGAGAGTGATTGTTCCTTTAATGAGGTGGGCAATCCCCCATACGATAGTACACGCTAACATTATTGCCGCCATTACAATTTGGCTGAGGCTCATAAACTTATCCATATTGATTATTTTGATGTCGAAAATTCCCCTACCACTACAAATCTTTCAACCTTTACAGGGTAGTCCGGCTCACCGTTAAGCTCATTGTTCAGCTTGGCACACAAATTCATATTCTTGTGTGAACGGTCGAGGTTTACATCACAGAGCAATGATCCTTTGGCAGTCTGAAAAACCTCTCGGCCAAACGAATCAAAACCGACACTCTTAATCTCAATTTTATCCATAATCAAAAATCCGCCTTCAATTTGAGTTGTCTTAATACTTCTTTCAGTTCGCTGTCGGTATAACGTTCTGCAATATCACGAGGAACGCAGTTATGGTTCATCGCCAATGTTATGGCGCGTTCCCTTGAAACCTTGTAAACTTTCCTCTTCATAATGCTACGCTGTTCGGGTTACTACCACAACACGCCTTTCTCGGTCGGTTTCTGTCTTGTACACTCTATTCCATTTAAAACCAAGCATACTCGCCATACTTCTTGCTGTTGTACAGAGAGATGCAGGAAATTCTTTACTTTCACCGATTTTCATCGGCTCCAATTCGCCTGTAATAGTCTTTTTTTTAGCCATTTTTTCAATAGTTTGAAGTTTAATGTTTAACTTTATGATGCAAAGATACACAATCTGCGGATATAAACAAAACATTTCGCGGATAATTTATAATCAAATTGCAAACCAACAGATTTATTTATGCTAAAATCCGAAATGTTAGAATGCCTAATCAACTATTATTCTGATGGTAATAAGGCTAAATTTTCCGCACAAAT